GCGGGATGGGCCCGAAGTGCTGGGAGCGCTACGGCGCTCCGGCCCAAGCCAAGGCGGCTGTGGCATGACGAACCGCGCGTACGACTGGGTAGCGGAGGGGGAGCGCGAGGAGCGCTCCCGCCTCCGGGCGATCCGCCGCGCCAAGCGCGCTCTCTGGCTCCGCCGCCACCGGCTAGCCGTCATGATCCTGACCTGGATCGCTTGCCTTGCAACGGGCTTCTGCCTAGGGCAGATCTTCCACTAGACTCCTCCGCAGTACCCACCACCCCTCGAAGGTGACCCTCATGATCACGCTTGACTTGGAGCGCGGACGAATCCGCCTCCGCTCTGCACGCCCCATCTCCGGTCTCAAGGCGGAGATCCCGGGAGCGTTCTGGGCCAAGGGGCGCAAGCCAGAGGATGCCCACTGGAGCATCCCGTTGAGCATGCCGGTCTGCCGGCGCCTCCGGGAGCGCTTCGGGGCGGAGTTGGAGATCGCGCCTACCCTCTGGGCCTGGGCGAAGGAGGAGCAGGCCAAGGCGCGTGCTATGGCGGCGCTGGCCTCCGCGCGGGACACCGACCTGACGCGCCTCCCCGGGATCGCACCCCGGCTTGCGAAGGCGATGCAGTCACGGACGTACCAGCGTGTTGGAGCGCGGTTCATCTCGGAGGGGCGGGCCAACGGCGCTGGCGTCTTGATCGCGGACCAGCCCGGCCTGGGCAAGACCCTGGAAGCCCTTGGAGGCATTGCAGAATCCGGCATCCAGGGACCGTACCTCGTTGTGACGCCAAAGACTTCCGTTAACCCCGTGTGGGCCCGCGAGATCCCGCGCTGGCTGGATGGCCAGACCGTGGTGACGCTCCCGGAGGGAGACAGGACCCGCAACAAGATCACCGCCAAGCAGAGGGAGCGGCGCGACGCGGCGCTGGACGCAATGCGCGCGCAGCCCTCGCTGGCCAGTACGTGGGTGATTGTGCACCCCGAGGCAGTCCGGACCAGAGTCTGGTGGGTCTGTGGGGAGTGTCCACAGGAGACACCTCGGAAGGCAGGCAAGGTCGAGCTCAAGTGCGGTCATGAGGCGGACCTCCGCAAGCGAGACCGCGTTGAGCATGAGTACCCGCAGCTGTTCGGGCTGCAGTGGGGCGCCGTCATCTGCGACGAGTCCGACCGCGCTCTCCTCCGCCTGAGCGGCACGCCTACCCAGACGCGCCAGGGAATGGAGATGCTGGCGCTCCGCCCGGACGGGATGAAGGTCGCCATGACCGGGACTCCGGTACGCGGGCGCCCGCACCTGCTGTGGGGACAGCTGAACTGGTTGGACCCCAAGGCATTCCCTAGCTTCTGGAACTGGATGGAGTTGTTCTGGGAGATCACCTCCAATGGCTACTCCTCCCACGTGATCGGAGCGCTCCGGGACGAGGCCGGGCTGTGGGCCTCCCTGGACCGCTACGTCTTGCGCCGGACCAAGGCGGAGGTAGCGCCAGACATGCCCGCCAAGACTTACGTTGGTACGCCAGCGATCCCGACCGACGAGGGCTCCCCCATCGCGGTCTGGCTGGAGATGGAAGGCGCCCAGGCTCAGGCGTACCTGGAGATGATGACGACCAGCGCCGCTAACCTGGAGGACGGCTCGCGCGTTGAGGCCATTGGGATTCTTGCGGAGTTGACGCGGCTCAAGCAGTTCGCTGGCGCCTCCGGGAAGATGGTGGAGCGGCTGGAGACCTGCAAGCGCGAAGAATGCCAGGAGCCTAAGCCCCACAAGCACCCGGCGCTGCATTTCCAACCGTCACTGCCGAGCAACAAATTCGAGTACCTTGTGCAATTGCTTGACGAGTTGGGATTCCCGGATGAGCCCACTACAAAGGTAGTCATCGTCTCGCAATTCACCGAAATGCTGAACCTGTTCGCGCGTGAGCTACCCGCGCGGCTGCAGGCGCTGAGCGCTCACCCCAAGACTCCGCTCAAGGCGACGATGACTCCGGTACTCCTGACCGGAGAGCAGACCGGCGCCGCACGGGAGCGCGCCATCGCTGGGATGAACGAGCCGGTGGGACGCGGAGCCCACCTGATGTTCCTCCAAACCAAGACGGGTGGCGTAGCGATCACGCTTGACCAAGCGGATGTCATGGTGTTCCTTGACGAGACCTGGGTCCCGGATGATCAGGAGCAAGCCGAGGACCGGATCCACCGCGTCAGCAACCCGCGTCCGGTCTGGTATCACTACCTCAAGAGCCTGGACACCATTGATCTCGGGATCGCACTAACCAATGCAGAAAGGGACGACAGCAGCAAACGTCTGCTGGACGGCAGGCGAGGAGTAGAGTACGCCCGAGCAGTAATCAGACGTAGTCGGGAGATGTCGGGTGGCGTGGGTCCTAGCTCTGGCGGGAATGCTCCTGACCGGAGTAGTGACGTACAACCTGGGGGTTCGGGCGGAGCGCGGAAGGCACGCGCGATGGACGGCGATCCAGGAACTGCAAACAGCAACAAGGCGCAGGCAAGGCGGAATCGTTCTGAGAAAACTTCGGATACAACGCTAGCGCCAGAAACGAATGTCGGGTACAAAGGTACGACGACAGGACGTAAGACCAATCCCCCCAAGGAGAGAAAGACAATGGCTGAGCCGAAGAGCGACGAGCAGATCCTCGCCTACAAGGACAAGGCGCCGTCCCCCGTCGCCGTCCGGATGGCGGACTGGATGATCGAGAAGCTGGGTCTGGAGTTCAAGACCCCCAAGGACGAGGCGCTGTACCGCGCCACGGTCGGCCTGACCGTCGCCCTGCGGATGATCTTCCAGGCGAGCCCGGAGAACCAGGGTGTCCGGGCCGAGGCCAAGGACGCGCGCGAGGAGGCGGCGACGGCCAAGGCGACCGCCAAGGCCACCAAGAAGACCAAGGCGGCTGCCGCTGCCGACGAGGCCGAGGAGGAGGCGCCGGCACCGAAGCCCAAGGCCGCGAAGGCGACCAAGGCTGCGAAGGCCGCGCCCAAGTCCGCGCCCAAGGACGAGGAGGACGACGAGGACACCACCGTCGCCGCCCCGGCCAAGAAGTCGGCGCCGAAGAAGGCAGCCCGCACCGGCGCCGCTGCGCCGTTCTAAGCCCTAACCCCCCAGGGCTGAATCGCAGTAGCGCCAACGAGGAGGGGTGGTCGTGATCGGGCCGGCCACCCCTCCTCGGGGGAGGTAGCTCAAAGGCTGAGCAGCGGCGTCCCGGACTGAGGTCCGAGCCGGATGACCGTGGATGGCGGTTCGAGTCCGCCCCTCCCCTCGCGGATCGCTTGTCCCCCAAGCGATGCAAGAGAGGGAACCGTCCATGACTAGTGATGAAGTAGGAGTCACCGCAACCAACTGGCTTGATCTCGCTATGTGCGGGATCTGCATGGCTACCGTTTGCTTCGTGGCCTGGCTTGTCTACAAGTACGCCACTCATAGCAACGGGAGGCACCGGTGAGCGTCCCCAAAATCCGCGCCTCAGAGCGCGTGAAGTTCCAGCGCTGCCAGCAAGCCTGGTGGTGGAGCAACCGCGAAGGCCTGGTGCCGAAGTCCAAGACTACCACCGATGCGCTGTGGTTCGGGACCGGAGTCCACCTGGCTCTCGCGCTCTGGTACTGCGGTCCGGGCAAGAAGCGCGGACCGGAGCCCGTTGAGACCTGGACCGCGTACGCCAAGGAAATGGAGATGGCGTACATACGGACGGAGGACCCGGACGACGAGACCGTTGCCAAGTACGTTGACGCGCTTGAGCTCGGGATCGCAATGCTTACCGGGTATCGGGAGTTGTACGGCAAGGATGACGACATGATGGTCGTCAGTCCTGAGAGGACGTTCAGCCTGAAGATCCCGTGGCCCGCAAACGCCAAGAACTTCTGGGATGCCGCCTCCGTGGACCCGTCCTTGGTGATGGCCGAGTTGGTCGGGACGTACGACCTAGTGTGGCGCTCCGCCCACTCCGGCCGGTTCTGGTTGGAGGAGCACAAGACCGCGAAGAGCATCCAGACGCGGCATCTGTTCATGGACAACCAGGCCGGAACCTACTGGGCCACCGCTACGGCGGAGCTACAGCGCGATGGTCTACTCCCGGATGGCGAGCTTCTGGCGGGCATCCAGTACAACTTCCTGCGCAAGGGACTCCCGGACGACCGCCCGAAGGATGGCGAAGGCTACTACGTCAACAAGCCTACCAAGGCCCACTACATCCAGGCTCTCACGGGCGCCGGTATCGTTGCGGTGCAAGGGAAAGGGCTCGACAAGTTGAGCCTGGCCGCGCTGGAGGCGGAGACCGACCGCGAAGGACTGTTCGTGCTAGGGGACCGGAGCAAGGTCCAGCCGCCACCGTTGTTCAAGCGGTTGGACGTCCATCGGACTAGCCGTGAGCGGCGCTCCCAACTCCTCCGGGTCCAGCAGGACGCGCTACAGATGGAGCTACTGCGAGATGGCCTCCTGGTCCCAACCAAGAGCGCCACGCGTGATTGTAGCTTCTGTGAGTTCTACGACATGTGCGAGCTACAGGAGCGCGGCGGCGACTGGGAGTCGTTGCGGGACATGGCTTATGTAGTCCGCGATCCGTACGCGGATCACCGCAAGTCAACCGACGAGTGACCTAGCCCCAAGCGGAGGGGCGGAGTACGCTCATCCTTGTTCACGAGAGAGGGAACCATCAATGCAGACCTCAACCCCTCCGGCGCCCCCGGAGATCGACGACGAACTCGCTGCACTGGAGGCCAACGCTCCAGGGGCGCGCGGCGAGACGCGGAGCGCTACCCAGCGGATGCTTGATGCTGTGGTAGGTAAGCGAACCGGCAAGGGGACTCCGACCCAGGGCCCACAGGGCAAGCCGGCAGCCGGTCGCGGCCGAGCGCTCCGCCGTCAGATGGAGCGTGGCGCCCCCGGATACAAGCCGGACCCGCGCAAGCAGCCCCACGCGCGCCTCGGGCGGGCGAAGGCGGTCAAGAGCCAGGCTCAGATCGCGTCGGAGTTCCGCGCGGCTGCCCGGGCGCAGCTGGTGAAGATCAAGCTGCACCTGATCCTCCCGCACTGCCCCGACATCAAGTACGTCGTTGGTACGCCTGGCATCCGGAACGTCTGGCAGCTGAGCCAGCAGACGAATGCAACTATGGCTGCGATCCCGGGCCTGGGGCCCAAGCGGCGCAAGGCAATCCTCAAGTACCTCCACGAGCACCAGGTCCCCACAACCTGGGACGCCTGACCCGCCAAGTGTGGTAGGCTCCCCGAGGAGGGATCGCAATGGCTACTGAGAAAAAGGGCATGAGCGTCAGCGAGTTCGAGCGCGGGATGTTCGACTTGGATGGCGCTACTGAGTTCTACAACATCCTGCTCTATGGGGACTCCGGCTGCGGCAAGACCGTACTCGCCGGGACGCTCCCGGGGCGCGTCTTGTTCCTCGCAGGAGAGCCAGGCTACATCAGCGCGGCTCGCATGGGGGCCAAGGGAAAGGTCCGTCTGATCCCGGACACCGCCACCGCCACCGCCGCGCTATCCTGGCTGGAGGCGGGCGGAGCGCGGCAGTTCGACTGGATCGTGCCGGAGGGTATCGGGACGATGCAGAACAAGTTCCTGTTGGGGTACGCGGCGGAGGCGTTCGATCAGAATCCCGCCAAGCGCGCTCACAGGAACCTCCCCGACAAGCCTGACTACTTCAACGCCCAGAACTTCATGAAGAGTTGGGTGTCTAGGCTCATCGACCTCCCTTGCAACGTTCTGTTCACCAGCCACGCCATGCGGCCGGAGGACGAGAACGGGGAGACCCTTGTGTATCCTGGGATCCAGGGTAAGGGGTACGAGGTCAGCAACTACGTCGCTGGCCTTATGCACGGAGTCTGGTACATGGCAACGCGGATCGTTGAGACGGGTGGGGAAGCGCGCCAGGTGCGGCGCCTACTCTTCCAGCACTACGTGGACCCGGTCAACGAGACGCGGTACTTCGCCAAGGACCAGACGAACACCCTGGGGCGCTTCGCTACCGTGCGCGATCAGGACAACCCCGATGGCGTGATGATGCCTGAGCTCATCGCCATGATGAACGGGGAACCCATGCCGGGCAACCGAAAGCCGCGCAAGGCGCGCGGCTGACCCTGAGGAGGGAACCAAGAAATGCCGAAGATCAACTGGGCCGGGGACGACGAGGACGATGCCCTCACCGCCGATGATGTGGAGGGTGCTGAGGAAGGTTTCCAGGCGTACGCGGGGGAGATTCCCCCGGGTGGCGTCTACCGCTTCATCATCCGCCGCATCAAGTTCAAGAAGGCATCCACCGGCACCAAGGGTCTGAGCCTCCGGCTCAACCTGGACGGCTCCTGGAAGTCCGCCCACCGCAAGTACGACGGTTGCCCGCTCTGGGATGACGTCTGGATGACCAAGGGCTCCGCCGCGTTCGTCAAGGCGCTCGCCCAGGCCATCGGCGTCTCGGCGCAGGACATCATCGAGAAGGTCGTCGTGGACGAGGACGGCTACGTCACCAAGATCGGGCGCAAGGTCTTCGAGGACAAGGAGTACCCGGTGTACATCGCCGTCAAGCGCGGCGAGTACAACGACGAGCCGCGCCTCGAGAAGGCAGGCACCGGCTTCCAGGTCGTGGAGGCGGACGCCGAGCCCGACGAGGACGAGGCCGAGGAGACCCCACGCCCCGCCAAGAAGGCAGCCAAGGCCGCTCCGGCCAAGGCCGCTGCCGCCAAGGCCGGCAAGGGCAAGAACAAGGGTGGCAACGACGACGACGAGCCGCCGTTCTAGCCCAACCGCTCCAACGATCTAACTGATGCCGGGGGCGGGTAGTCGCAGAACTGCCCGCCCCCTTGTCGAGAGGGAACCCAATGACCGTCAAGCGTACCCGTCCGGGAGCGCGCAACCGTCCTGATAGGACCGACAAGGCGCTGCCCCCGCTCAACTCCCCGTTCCCGGGTTGTTGCAAGCCGTACCCGTACGCGGTGTTCGTGGACCAGAAGTTGGTTGAGCTCACCGCTCGCCACACCGGTCGCCACTGCAAGGGATACCAAGAGCCTATGAGTTTGGAGGAGTGGAATGCAGACGCTGACGCCCGGTCGGCCGCTCGTCGTCGCGACGGAGGAGATGACCGATGAACAACTCATCCTCCACCTCAACGCCCGGCACGCCAACTGCTGGCGCGGGACTGCGCCGCTCCGTCCCGTCCGATCCCCGGAGGAGATTCGAAGGGGAGAGCCCTTCACCCTCCACAACCGCGAGCTCTGGCTCATCCTCCACGAACGGTTGCATCGGGATGACTGGTCTGTCGGACACGTCCACGAACAACTGTGAGTTCGCGCTGACATTCAGCGGGGACGACATCCACCCGGTCGGGATCGTTTGTACCGCGCACGATTGGTACGGTGACATCAGTGGATGGGTATAAGGTCCCAGCCGGGCCAACGCTTCTCGACCTCATGTGGGAGGACCTGATGGCTTGCATCCGGGACCTCATGGACTCCCAAGACCTCGTCATTGACGATCCGGATCTCAACCGCCTCAAGGGCAGAGCAGAGGGAATAGCATGGTGCATCGCGGTGCTCACACAAAGTCCGGCCAAGCCAGACATCAACGTGGTCAAGGCGGAGGCGATGGAGCGATGGGAGCGCGAGGAGGCGGATCGCTAGCGTTCCCACCAGAACCGGAGGACGGGACTGTCGAGGCTGACGGCGGATTCCACGCGATAGACTACATCGGGGGCGGGCTCGCTCTCCTCGTGGTAGTCGGCGTCATCCTCGTCATCATCCGCATCGTCCTTGGCAAGCTGGGGGTCTGGTAATGAAACTGTTTCGCCGCAAGCTGAACCGGCCACCTGTGGTCATGATCCTGGGCTCCGGTCCGGCTGGACTCTTCGCGGCCCAGGCCGCCATAGACATGGGAGGGATCGTCAGTATCTACTCCCGTGGCGAGCGCTCCCCCCTATACGGCGCACAGTATCTCCACGAGCCGATCCCCGGACTTGACTGCGGGTCTCCGCAACTGATCCACTACATCCTCAAGGGGACCGTGGCCGGATACCGGGACAAGGTGTATGGGCCTGGGAGGGATGAGGTGAAGGTCTCTCCGGAGACGCTCAACCCCAACCACCAGGCCTGGGACATCCGGAGCGCGTACGGGCACGCCTGGGACCGCTTCAAGGGTCTTATCCGGCCGGTTGACCTGACACTGCATTCAATGGTCGGGACCGTAGGCGGCGACCAGGTTGCGGACCTGGTTGTGTGGAGCATCCCTCTCCAGCCGTTTTGCGTTGGCGGGCATGGGTTCTATGCTCAGGACATCTGGGCCCAGGGGGACGCGCCTGAGTTGGGGCGCTTCTGCTCGGTCAATGTTGAGCCCTGGACGGTCGTCACCAACGGGCAGGACTCTCCGCGTTGGTACCGGGCGAGCAACGTCTTCGGCCACCGTACGGCGGAATGGCCCGGAGGCGTCAAGCCACCGGTGGAGGGTGTCGCCCGCGTCTCCAAGCCGGTCGCAACGAACTGTGAGTGCTGGACGGAGTTGGGTGGCGCTCCGGTGCTCCGGGTAGGACGGTTCGGCACCTGGTCCAAGGGCGAGCTCAGCCATCAGGCGTACTTCAAGACCCGGGCAGAGCTCGAGCGGATGGGTTGGAGCTAATGCGAACCAAGCCGATCATCGCGCTAGACATTGACGGGACGCTGGGCGACTACCACGCTCACTTCCTGTGGTTCGCAGCGAACTACCTGGGGCGCCCCATGCCCCATCCGGAGGAGTTGAACCCAGGGCTGCGCCTCCACAAGTTCATGGGGGTGACGCTCCGGGAGTACCGGGAAGCCAAGCTGGCATACCGCCAGGGAGGCGTCAAGCGCTGGATGCCTTGCTACGATGGGGCTTCCGAGCTGACCCGCGCTATCCGGCGCAAGGGGGCGGAGGTCTGGATCTGCACTACCCGCCCGTACCTCCGCCTGGACAACATCGACCCGGATACGCGCGAATGGTTGCGGCGCAACAAGATCCAGTACGATGGCCTGTTGTACGGTGACGACAAGTACCGCGAGCTCAAGCGCCAGGTGGGCTTCCGCGTAGCTGGCGTGCTGGAGGACTTGCCGGAGCTATGGACGGAGGCGCGGCGCTTGTTCCCCCAAGCGTACGTCTGCCTGCGGGACCAGCCGTACAACCGGATCGCAGGAACCGACCCGATTACCCCCAAGTTCGGGGTCAACAATCTCTGGGCCGCCCAGGAGGTCTTGCTGGATGCGGTCAAGGACTGGAAGGATGAGAGAGGGAGATGGATCAAGGAATTGCAGCTGAAGGGGTGAGGCGCGTTCTGGTGCTCGGCGGAGCTACCCAGGACAGCATCGGTCACGCGATCGTCATGCGCCTCAACGAACTCGGCCACAAGACGGAGGCGCCGGAACCGGATGTGTTGGATGTGACGACCACGGGCGGGTACAACGCGCTCATGGAGTTGCTCGAGTTCTTCCGGCCGGACTCGGTGGTGTACTCCGTTGGAGTCAATGAGCTTGAGTGGAGCGCCTACCTCGAGCGGGAGTCCTTCGACCGCGTCATGGGCGCCAACGTCTGGGGTTTCATCAACGTGATGAAGGCGCTGCAGGCCACCGGGCTCACGTACTCCGTCCTGGCGCTGACGTCGGACGCGGCTGTCCGCCCCATGCGGACCTCCATTGCCTACTGCGCTTCGAAGGCCGCGCTGAGTATGGCCATCCGTGTGGCCTCCCGTGAGCTCGCCTCTGAGGGCTGGCGGATCAACGGGCTCGCCCCGGGCAAGGTGGACGGGACCGCGATGACCCGGTACGTGGACGAGCGGGTGATGGAGATCCGGGAGTTCGAGACTCCGGCCCAGGCAGCCGCGTACGAGATGGCTGGGAATCCGTTGCGGCGTAAGCTGGACGCACCGGAGGTCGCCAAGGTGGCCTGCGAGGTCCTGCTCTCCTCAGCGATGGGCTGGACAGGGGACATTGTGACCGTGAACGGAGGTCGTTGAGATGACTGCGAAGCAGATCACAGAGATGCCGGCTCTGGTTACCGAGATGGGAATCTCCCCCGGGGAGTGGGAGCAGATCGGACCCCAGGCGCGGCGGATCATCGGGGAGATCCTGCCGACGTTCGTGCAGGGATTCGTCAAGGCAAACCTGCACTACGGCGGGAACAACGCCAACGTCCTCGGCCCGGCTGGCCAGTTCGCCGACATCTGGCGGAAGATCGGCCCGTTGCGCCGCGCGCTCTGGGAGGGTGCTGAGCTCACCCGGGAGGGACCGGACCAGATCTGCCTGGACCTCATTGGTCACTGCCTCCTGACGATCGACATGATCCAGCAGGGGGTGGATCGCCGTGGCACCGGTCCTGTCTCTTGATGATGTGTACGAGTCCATCCGGGAGGACGACCGCTGGGAGCACCTGAGGCAGCCCGGGATCGTGTTGGTGAAGGGGCGAGGCCAAAGGGACAACCCGCTGGCCATGATAGTGGGCGAGGCCCCAGGGGCAACAGAGAATACTGAGCGACGCCCCTTTTGCGGTCCTAGTGGGCGCGTACTCACGGGGTTGATGAACCTCGCCGGACTCCGCGCGGAGTGGCGCGGTCGTCTCACCGGCGCTCTGGTTCCGCCCGGTTGCGACCACGGGCTCCCACCCAATGCATTCATCACCAACGTCGTCAAGTACCGGCCACCGGGGAACCGGACGCCCAACATCAGGGAGATCCTGTTCGGGCAGGAGTCGCTACGCCAGGAGTGGATGGCGATTGGGAGGCCGCGCCTCCTTGTAGCCGTCGGCTCCACCGCGCGCTCCGCGCTCGTCCCGGCCGAGTTCGGCCGCGTCGCTCCGGGGAACTGGGTGCCGCTCCCGGACGGCCAGACGTTCGTGTGGGTCCAGTACCACCCAGCCTGGGGTCTCCGTCAGGGAGACAAGGGACGGGAGTTGATGGAGCAACACTGGGAGGAGATGGGCGCATGGATACGCGAAGCCTTGTGAACGCGCAACAGGCGCTCTATCTGGAGATCGCAAAGATGATTGGAGCCGCCAACGGGACCTGCACCCGTCGTAACGTTGGCGCGGTCCTGACGGCTAGTGGGCGCGTCCGTGAGGTTGGTTGGAACGGCATGGAGCGCTCCGACGGTATGCCTACCTGTATGGGTGGCGGCTGTCCGCGCGGCCAACTCTCCTCCGAGGAGCAACCCCACGGCGTCGGGTACTCCAACTGCACCTACCTCCACGCGGAATACAACGTTGGGGAGAACTTCCGCCACGCCCAGAGAGCGCGTAACGTTCAGGGCTGGGCGTTCCAGCTAGGGGTGATCATCTACTCCTCCAGCGTCCCTTGCGAAGATTGCACCAAGTACGCCGCTTGGGCGGGCATCGAGCTCGTCTGGCCTGAGGAGGGGTGATGGGGCGGAGGAGCAGGCGCAGTCACTTCCTGTTGTGGGGCGTGATTGTGTGGTACGGTTGGAATCTCCTCAACGGTCCGGGCATACACCTGCTCCATGCCGGTCCGCGCGGAGGCATACTCACCAAGAAGTCTTGTCGTTGGTACAACATCAACGGCATCCTCATCCGGACTCGTAACACCCAAACGTTCTTGCACTTCTGGCGCCTCCCGAGGTGGATGCGTTGAAGACTCCGAGCTTACATCACCACACGACGTTCAGCTACATGGATGGCTTCGGGACTCCGGTCCAACACGTGGAGCGCGCGGTTGAGCTGGAGATCCCGGCCATAGCGGCTACGGAGCATGGCAACGTCAGTTCGCATGTAGGGTTGGAGAAAGCTGCAGTCAAGGCCGGGATCAAGCCGATCTTTGGCCTTGAGGCGTACACGCATCCGCTCTCGGACTCCCAGCGGAAGTTCCACCTGACGCTGTTGGCGGCTGACCAGGAGGGTTACTCCAACCTCAACCGCGTAGTCACGCGCTCCTGGGCTGAGGGGTTCTACTACTACCCCACCGTCAGCGGCCAGATGCTCGCTGATCATCATGAAGGGTTGATCTGCCTGAGCGGTTGCAGCGACAGCCTCCTGGCCTGTACTCTCCTTGGAGGCAAAGATATCCCGGAGGAGGAGGCATCGTTCAAGCGTGCCCAGCGCGTAGCAACCAACTTCCGCGCGCTGTTCGGTGATCGGTACTACCTGGAGGTGCAGGCATTCCCGGAGCTACCGCGCGCCAAGCAGATCGCGGAGGCGTACTGGCGTCTGCATGAACTCCATGGCATCCCGATCGTTGTGACGTTTGACGTTCACACGCTCCAGCCCGGGCAGGGCGAGATGCGCGCTCTCCTCCACGCAGCCGGACGCGGCGACAACACTATCGCCAAGCAGCTGTCCAGCTGGGAGTATGATGTCCCGGATTACCCACCCCTCAATGATGAGTACGTCCTGGAGCGGCTGCGCGGCATAGGCTTGAAGCGCAAGCAAGCGCAACAGATCATGGCGACCACGGCGGAGGTAGCGGAGCGCTGCTCGGTAACGCTCCCCAAGTCGGATCGGTTCCGCTACAAGGGAACGGAGGCGGACCTCACATGGGCCGCAAGAGACTAGCGGAGGCAGCATCCAAGCGCGCGCAACAGGTTTGGGTTGACCCGGTTGAGATCCTGTGGGCCTGGCTCCGGGAGGGATGGCGGTATCGGCTAGGCCAAGGGAACCTGCGCCTCAAGACCCACCAGGCGGAGTACCTCGCTCAGATGAACCGGGAGATGGAACTCATCATCTCAAAGGACTTCGTGAGCTACTTCCTGCTGGTGTCCGATATCGTCCGTTGGGCCAAGGATCACCAGATTGCGGTTGGACCCGGCCGTGGATCCTCGGCGGCGTCGCTAGTCTGCTACCTACTTCGCATTACGGAGCCCGATCCGCTGCAGTTCCCGTTGACGGACTTCACGCGGTTCATTGACCCCACTCGTATCGACCTCCCCGACATTGACGTGGACTTTGATGATGTCCGCCGTCATGAGGTCCGGACGTACGCTGTGAGCCGTTGGGGCGATGACTGCGTGGCGAACATTGGAACCTTCACCAAGTACAAGGGCAAGAACTCCATCACGGACGTTGGGCGGGTATACAGCATCCCTGTGGGGCCGTTGGAGATCGTCAAGGGCATGATCATTGAGCGCTCAGGCGGAGACTCCCGCGCTGACGCCTCCCTGGAGGATACGTTCGCATCATTCCCGCCAGCGGCGGAGGTCCTGGCGCAGTACCCGAAGTTGGAGATGGCTATCCGGCTGGAGGGAAACTACCGGGGGATGAGCACCCACGCGGCCGGTCTCGTGATCTCCGACACTCCGGTCGCTGACGTCTGTGCTATGTATACGAGAGAGGTCCACGGGCGCGCTATCTCCGCCGTAGCCGTGGACAAGAAAGATGCAGAGTACCTGGGCCTGATGAAGATTGACGTCTTGGGCCTGACGACCATGGGCGAGATCGCGGAGATGCTACGGCTGACCGGGATGACGCTCGAGGAGTTGTACGCGCTCCCGTTGGATGATGAGCTTACGTTCCAAGCGTTCATGCGAGCGGACGTCATCGGAGTGTTCCAGTTCGAGGGGCGCGCGACCCGGCTGGTCTGCCGTGAGGTCAAGCCGGAGGACATCTATGAGTTGATCCACGTCAACGCGCTCTCCCGGCCTGGTCCGCTGTTCTCCGGGACTACAACGGAGTTCATCAACATCAAGCGCGGGCTGATGGAGATCCCAAGCATACATCCGATCCTGGATGCAATCGCGGCGCCTACGCGCGGGCAGATCATCTACCAGGAGCAGGTGCTGCACTCCCTGGCTCAGTTCGGGGGACTCCCCGTGCAGCGCGTCCATGACATCCGGCGCATCATCAGCCAGAAGCTAGGCGAGGCACAGTTCAACGCCTCGTCAGAGAACTTCATCACTGGCGCTATGGAGCTCAACAACGTATCCCGGGAAGTGGCCGCCAAGGTCTGGGAGCGCGTTGTGACATCCGCGTCATACGCATTCGTGTACTCTCACTCGCTCTCCTACAGCATCATCGGCTACTGGTGCCAGTGGTTCAAGCAGCACTACCCCACCCAGTTCTACCAGGTGAAGCTGGGCCGGACTCCGGACAAGGAGTTGCCCACGCTGGTACGGGACGCGGAGCGCCACGGCGTCCAGGTCAAGGGGGTGACGCTGGGCGCCTCCGGGAGCGGCTGGACCTCGCCGCGTGACGGGGAGCTAGTGGCTGGGTTTGAGACCCTGCCCGGGGTAGGGCCAGCGGTGTCCGCCAAGATCATAGCGCGGCAGGAGGAGCGCGGGCATGCGTTCTCGCACCCTGCAGATCTCCTTGAGGTGAGTGGGATCGGGCCTGCAACCCTAGCGAAGATGCAGCCGCTGATCAACGTGGATGACCCGTTCGGCCTCCGGCGCTTGGAGGCGGACATGGACCGCGTACGGCGCTGGATCCCGGAGGCGGGCCTGCCGAAACCCACTCATATCAGCGATGAGTTGCTGGATGTGTCCGAGGTGGACTGTGTGTTCCTGGGGTTCCCGTTGGAACGCAACTACCAGGACTATGTGGAGAACAAGCGAGCCCGGTACGGGACTGAGGTCGCAGACATCATCCGGGACATGAAGCGCCCGGACCTCAAGACCTCTGTGGTCCTCCGTTGCATTGATGATCACGACGAGGATGTCTACGTTCGCATCAACCGCTTCGATTTTCCTGCACTCAAGAAGCGCGTTGACGCCATTGTTGTGGGGCGCGACATGATCCTGGTCCGGGGGCGCAAGAGCGACAAGGTCGCGGCGTTCGGGATCTCCGTCCAAGCGAAGTGGCTAGTATCCATTGACCCCAACGACTAGAAAAAATCTTGAAACGGTACTAGCCCCAGAGTCCGGTATCGGGAAGGATCATATCGCTAGTCCGAATCCAACCAGGAGGTACACCGTGAGCAACCCGCTCGAGGACCAGGAGAACGACAAGGTCGAGGTCGGCGAGGGTGTGGAGATGTCCACCACGCCGGACCCGCAGGACGCGGCCGAGGCCGCCGAGGCGAGCGCGGCCGACGAGGCCTGACGGCTCTCCGCGAACTAGCGCTTGTGAACCGGGGGCGGGTCTCAGGATCTGCCCCCTGTTTGCTGAGAACCTGATGAAGATCCTTTAGGGAATGGAGAAACTGCAATGACCAAGCCGGACCCGGCGCTGCTGCCCGTCTTCCAGGACGGCGAGAGCGTCACCATCCAACGCAACGTCCGGGGACAGAACGTCATGATGGTGCTGGTGGTGGAGGACCCGTGCTCGATCTCGCCGCGCGGGCTGGTCCTCCGTGGCCGCTTCCAGACGTGGGGCGTGTCCTCCTACGCGGATGGCCGTGTGGCCACCCAGAGGGACGCGCTGGACCGTCTGACCAAGGAGCGGCAGCGCGTCCTCGAGCTCGCCGTCAAGCACGGCGTGACCGAGATCATTGACCTGCTCGCCCCGGTGGCCGAGGAGGAGTTGGAAGTCAACGAGGCGCCGCAGAGCGTCTGAACAAGCAAGGAGAGGGAACATGGGAGACATTCTCAAGCTGGCGGAGTCCAACCGCCGCAAGGCAATCAAGGAGCATCTGCACCGAGTCCGGCCGGACTGGCAGGACGCGACGATCCGCTGGATCGTTGAGGTAGTCAACTTCGGCGTCAAGGTCCAGGGCCAGGAGGTCTCGCTCGTCGAGTACGTGGCCAAGACCCGCCTCAGCCGGCAGAGCGTCCACAACGCCATCAGCCTCGTCAACAAGATGCGGAACCTGGACGAGTGGCTGGGTCAGTTCGTCTACTCCGAGGACAAGAAGTTGGTGACGTTCACTCCGGGGCGCCCGGATGACTACCGGCCGGAGGACCCGATGGCGGATGAGGCGGAGACCCGGCGCCGCAACGGTTCCCGGAGCAAGCTGGTCCTCGAGTACTTCATGCAGTACCCCGGCCAGATGCTGACGGCATCCCAGGTCTCGGAGGGGACCGGCCTGGACGCATCCCAGGTGCGGGGCGCCGTGCGGAAGATGATCGAGGATGGGACCACCGGCGCTTGGGAGGTCAACCTGCGCGGGAACGCGTGGACCTACCACCCCACCCGGCCGGAGCCCGAGGTCGACGACCACGTTCGCAAGTACGAGATCCTGGCCGAACTGCCGGAGGGTACGCTGGTCCGGCTGGAGTCGGGCGAGACCATGGGGCTGATCCCCGTGGCCCGGATGTTCAACTAGGAGTCCCAATGAATCAATGGATGCAGTTCGTGCTGTGGCTCTGGATCAGCACGGGCGCAATGATGACCGTCATTGAGACGGCAAAGGTCCTGAAAGGACGGTCCAAGTGATCAAGGCAACCCCCGGTTGGCTGGAGGAGCACCGCAACTCCCGGCCATACCACGATGAGTTCGGCCACACCCCGGTGTTCTCCGGGGCGCCGGAGGACTCGCTGCCGATCGCTGGCCTGGCGCGTACCGCCCAGACCGCGTTCAACAACCACGACAAGCAGACCGGCGCTCACATCAGCCCGTTCGACACCGGCCTCGTCCGCGTGGGGACTACCGGGCTGGAGGTCCGCGTGGCCCAGGCGGTAGACATGGCCTCGCTCAAGCAGGTGGTGGCCGCTGGCACGGAGGCGACGATCGGCCGCGAGCGCCCCTCCGGTCCCGGACCGATGTCCGACGTCATGGACGTGCCGGACGAGCGGTGGCAGGAGATGTTCCGTGGCGGACTCCAAGCCGCGCTGGAGTCTCAGACCATCGTGTTCGAGGTCTGGGGCGCGTCTCGCATCCTGACGCACCAGCTGGTTCGCAGCCGTCGCGCGGGATTCCACCAGCAGTCCCAGCGCTCCACTTGGTACGGGGACCGGCCCGAGGTACGGATGCCGGAGACCGTATGGCGAGCCGGCACCGGAGTCCGGATGACCTGGCTGGCGGCATACGAGGCGGCGTGGCGCGCGTACAGCGCCGCTTGCGACGCGGGCGTGCCGTACGAGGACGCGCGGTACATCCTGCCCGAAGGCACGGTGAACTACATCCAGTGCGAGTACACGGTGCGGGAGTTCATCAACGTCTTCGCGTACCGTGGCTGCAGCATGTTCCTCCGGGAAATGGTGGAGGTCATGCGAATGATGCGGTCGCTCCTGGTGGAGGTCAACCCGGAGCTCGAGCCGTACATCAAGATCAGCTGCGAGAAGGGTCCGGAGGCTACGCGCAAGTGCACCTTCCAGGGTTGGGAGAACGTCGAACTGGCGTGCGACTTCCCCTGGGCTCGCGAGGACAACCGGACCTTCATCGCCGCGCCCAAGCTGCGGATCGGTGCGAAGTGAGCCTCATCAAGAACCCCCACAGCGATGACCCGTTCACCGATCCGGAGTTCGCGGCCTACGCGGCGGATCGGCTGCGGAAGCACCAGCAGGCTGGCGGCGACGGCTACAGCCTCACCGGTCGCGGATCGCAAGCGCTCCAAGCCGCGCGCGCAGAGTACGCGGCCAACGCGCCTATCCGGGAGGAGGAGGCGCGGCTGCTGAGCGCGCTCTTGTCCGCCATCATGGGCAAGCCGGTGGAGTTCAGCGAGGCCGAGTTCGAGCGGCAGATCTGGGGCGCCGCTCAGGAGCGTGCGCGCCTCCTGTCCCAGATCGAGCGCAACACGGAAACCCTTGCGGTGAGTGCGGAATCTGTGGCGGCCCAGCAGCGGCTGATCCAGGAGATGAGCCTGCACTCAATGCGAGGCAAGAAGGCATTCGACGCCTTCATGCTCCTGATGGTCCGGCTGGGTATCAACCCGGCACCAACGGACCCGGAGGAGGCGGCTGCCGCCATCCTCGGAGTCATGGATAAGCTGCGCGAGGAGCTATCCTCAAAGCAGGAGGTCTAACATGCGCGGGTTTGGATGGTGGTTGGTCGGAGCGGCGCCGGTACTCTCCGGCATCCTCTGGCTCAACCACCTCCTGCCCGCGTACATTCTGTTGGGAGTTGTGTTGGTATGCAAAGGTTTCTTGCTCGTTGGCGCGAGCGAAAGACCAGATTCCAACCAGTCGCCGACCCAGCAGAGAGTTACTCGCCCTGGGACCAGGGCTGGCGACTTCTGGTCGCCTGGTGGGCCGGACTGATGATCGTCCTATTAGGACTAGCCCACTTGGCAATAGCAACGGAGGTTCTGGAATGGATGATAGCGAACATGGGGTAGGCGGACTGGCCCTGCTTGAGCCGCCTACACGGGACGCAGTAACCATGGAGATCCCCAACTGGCTAGGGGATGAGGAGACAATCCCGCTAGTCGAGCCGCGTCGGTATGGGCCCGATGGTCCCGTCTGGGACTCCACCGACGAGATCTACATCACCTACAACGAGGAGGGTGAACGCGATGTCGTCACAACCGGTGACGGAGACATCTGGAACCGAGAGCACAGCTACCAGCGAACTGGATCCGGCCGTTACGGCGCGCTCCGAGACATTGGTGGACGGGTTGGAGGAGTTGTCCGAGACGGCTGGGCCTCCGCCGCCACCGCCATCCAAGGCTGGCCGCAGGTTCGTGTTGATCGTGACCGGGACGGTACCGGGCGAGGACCTGACGGCGGAGCGCGACCTGGTTCTGAAGACCATGGAGCGCGCCATGCTCGGCCTCGACGCGACTCATGGCGTCAAGCTGAACGCAGCCGCGTACCGGAGCGATCCCACGGAGGAGACCTCCAAGGAACAGCCCGAAGCCACCGACACTGCCCAGGATGCAGCGGACACGAGTTCGCCCGACGCAGCTGGTGGGGAGTCTTCTCACGAGGAGTCCTCGGCTGGTTCATCGGATGGCTCGGACTCGTCCTCGGAGGAGTCGACATCTCCCTCGGACGCTACTTCATCCTGACCGTTCTGGGCTTCTGTGCCGTGTTCATTGCCCGGCCGTTCTGGCGGGAGTTCGTCGGCTCGGAGGATCGCCATACAAGAGGCGGCAGACGCTAGTGATTGACGAGTTCGTCGCGACGGAGGCAGGGGACATACCCCTGCCCCCTTTGCGCGCCAATGAGGAGGGAGGGGACGGGATGTGGACGTGCATCGGCCTGGATCCGGGCGGCACGACAGGCTGGTGTGTACTGCGGATCCATGAGATCGCAATGACCTCAAGTGAGTACCGCATCCTGGACAACGTTGACTACTGGTCAGCTGGCCAGGTCAGCGGAACCATAGGACACCAGATTGACAAGCTGGTGGACCTTTGCGAGGGTTGGTCGGACGCGGAGATCGTCTGCGAGGACTTCGTGTTGCGGCAACTGCGCGGCGGACGGGAACTGTTGGACCCGGTGCGAATCACAGAGCCGCTCAAGTGGTGGTTGGAGCGCGGCGGAGCGCGGGCGTGGGACGTGGAGGAGGGGGAGGACTGGAAGCCTCGGACTCTCCATCTCCAACAGCCCGCCTTGGCCAAGAGCACGATTACCGATGAGCGGCTACGCGACATAGGCATCCTCCACCTCACGGCCGGTCAAGAACATGCAAGGGACGCGGTACGCCATGCGCTGACGTTTGCCAGGCGCCGCAAGCAAATGATGCAAGTCTCGTGAGGACGGACAAGCGCGGGCGCCGGATCGGATACAACTGGTGGCGGAGTCACGTAGTTGATATCTATGAGGCGCTGGAACGGATGTGGCTAGACCAGCGCGAGGAAGTGGCGATTGGATACCGGACGGAGGAGTTGGAGTTCGCCCGGGACCACCCAAGACCGACGTTCAAGAGAGTGTTGATACAGAGCCGATTCAAGCACCTGATACCAGAGGAGAGGGAACCTGATGAGCAAGTACCTGCTGCCTGAGCTCAATGCGCTCGCGGCGGAGATCCATTCGCGCAACATCCGCATTGGGTTCTATGACAACCCACGGCCGTTCGACGGCATGCTGATGAACGTAGTGACGGAGGTCTCCGAAGCTCAGGAGGAGTGGCGCGACGGGCGCCAAATGACGGAGTACCACTGGACCGTCAAGCCTGGCCACGCCGAGGACGGGCTGGTTGACGGTCTATTTAGGACGATCGATGGCGTCCTGCACGTGTCCAACTACGACTACGATTACACCAGCGACGCCTCCGTGCCGAAGTGGCTCCCGGTCACGCCGGAGTTGATCCGCCAGATGCCCGGTATCGTGAGGTACCTCAAGCCGGAGGGTATCCCGAGCGAGCTCGCGGACATCATCATCCGAGTCCTGGACATCTGCGGGTATCACAAGATCGACATCGCCGCTGCGATCGCGGACAAGATGGCGTTCAACGACACCCGGGACTACCGGCACGGGGGCAAGCAGTCATGAGCAAGCCTCCGCATCAGAAGCCAAAGCTGGGCTCCACTCCCGCCAGAGGCGCGGGCCGAACAATCGACTGGGGCCTGGATGACCGGCTGCCCCGGGAGGATCGCGAGCAGTACATCCGGATCAGCGCTCTTGACGGCGCGCAACAGGCTCTCCTCAACGGGCACTGCGCCCGTTGCGATAACCCATACCGGGTTGGGGATTGGGTGTTCCGTGGGCGGGACGGCGAGCTCGTTGCCGTCAACTGCTGCGCCGTGGAATCCGACACGCGGCGCCCCGGTGATCCGGTGCCGCTCGGGTTAGGGGACATGGAGGACCTGGACGACGCGCACGGGCGCGACCTGGTTCCGCTCTCCCAAGTTATGCCGTCCAACAAGACCAAAGCGGACATGTGTCAGCGGTGCTTCCAGATCCCGGCCGCGAACGGCGTCTGCGGCTGCTAGCTGTGCCGCATAAGCGAAGGGGGCGCCGGTAGCGGTACGCTATCCGACGCCCCTCCTCGTACCCCTGGCCGGGTCAAACGAAAGGCTACCCTACCGTGTCAACTGAAGAGTATCGGCGCAGAGTGTTCCAAGAGATGATGGAGCATGACTGCGGGACCGAAGGCCAAGCGGCCGAAATCCTTTGCCCTTGCGGACGTTGTGTTGCTTTGGTATGCCCCGGAGATTGCGGGACCTCATACGTTATGGTCCCTCCGGAAGGCGCCTGCGAACACGCGCTCGCCGCTAGCGTGGATGGGGTGTTCTGGTGGTAGACAAGAAGTCGCCGTTCGATATTGCGGCAATGGCGTACTTTGAGAACGGTCTGCCCCCGATCCCTCTCCCTGTCAGGCAGAAGTCTCCGGTGCCGGACAACGTGACGGGCTCTCTCGCGCCGTACGTTGACGAGTCTCAGATTAGGACCTGGCTCAGGCGCAAGCGCTTCGACGCGGGCAACGCTAACTTCCCAATCGGCAACATTGCAATTCGCATGCCTCCCAACGTGATCGGGATTGACGTTGATCTGTACGGCGGTAAGGCTGGCGCCGAGACGCTAGCGCTTGCCGAGGAGCGCTGGGGCGAGCTACCGCCCACCTGGATCTCCACTAGCCGGACGGACGGCTCGGGCATCCGCTACTTCCAGGTACCGGAAGGGCTCAAGTGGAACGACGTTGGCCCGGGCGTTGAGACCATCAAGTGGTACCACCGCTATGCGGTCGTTTGGCCGTCCATCCACGACAAGACCGGCAAGCGGTACTACTGGATCAGGCCGGACGGCTCGTCAACGGGCGTAGTTGCGGGCGATGTTGAGTTCCCATCTATCCATGAGCTTCCGATGCTCCCTGCAGCCTGGGTTGCGGGTCTGACCTCTGGACAAGCCTACACGGGTAGCGGCGACGCGGGCGACATCGACTACGAGAGCGCGTTGGAGTGGTTGGAAGACAACGGGGGCGGCGAGCTCTGCTCAACTATGCAAGCGACTCTTGCGAAGTACTCGCGCGAGGTCCGGAAGGCAGGCGAGGACGGGGGCGCGCACGACGCGGCGCGCGACGGAGCCTGGGCGCTCCTGGGTGACGCCGGGCTGGGGCATACCGGGGCGGGTAAGGCGATCGCCAAGCTCAAGGCGGTGTTCGGTACGGCCGTTGAGGGGCGCCGTGGCAAGGCCTGGGAGAGCGAGTTCAGGCGCGCGGTCATCAAGGGTGTGGGGAAGGTCAAGACCGAGATCGGCGGCGATGTCTCCGATGACGATCCCTGCGATATGTTCTCGGAGGACGTCAAGCCGGCCAAGGCCAAGCAGACCGGCTCGGACACCTTCGACTACGAGCGGGACGACATAGGCAACGCGGAGCGCTTCCGGCGCACATTGGTGGGCGAAGCCAAGTGGGTGGCCTCCTGGAACACCTGGGTCGCCTACGAACCGGCTACCGCGCTCTGGAATCGATTGCGCGGTAACGATATTGCGCAAGGGCACGCCTACGCCATAGTACGCAAGATGGGCGAAGAGGCAGCGTTTATTGAGGATGTGGAATCCCTCAAGGCGTTCAAGTCCTGGGTCAAGACAAGCGGTTCTATGCAGCGCGTCAAGGCAATGATGGATGGCGCGCGCGTCATGGGAGGCATGTGGGCCCGTGCGGAGGAGTACGACGCGGAGTGGACGCACCTCCATGTAGCTAACGGGGTGCTCATCCTGGGCGACGAGGTGACGTTCCGGCCGCGTCGGTTGGAGGACATGGCTACCCTCTGCGCCCCGGTTGAGTACCATGAGGGCGCAAAGTCTGCGCTCTGGTTGCGATTCCTGCGGGAAGTGCTACCCGATGAGGGCACGCGGCGCGACGTCCAGAGGCTGGTTGGGATGAGCCTCGTAGGCGGTAACCCTGATCGCGCTATGGTCATCGGCCAAGGGCCGACTACGAGTGGCAAATCGACATTTATCGAAGTGCTCGCGAATCTCCTAGGCGCGTATGCGGCGACCTACAACCTGCAGATGTTCCGCGAGAAGCGCGATGAGGGACCGCGCGTGGATCTCCTCAATGCGCTACCGCGTAGGTTGCTACACTGCACGGAGGCTAGCGCGGATGTCCAGTTGCACGTGGACTCCGTCAAGCGGATGACGGGTGGGGACCGGCTGTCGGCGCGCGGTATGGCCAGTAACGTGTATGTCGAGGCGGTGCCTGCGTTTACCCCTTGGCTAATGTGCAACGAGATGCCCTCTATACCCGGGGCGGATGCCGCGCTACGGCGGAGACTCAAGGTGGCTACGTTCGGAGTAAGCATCCCGCAGGAGAAAGTGGACCCAACCCTGAAGCCACGCCTCTGCGCGCCTACGGAGTTGCCCGGAGTCCTCAACTGGGCCCTGGAGGGTTATGCCATGTACCGCGCGGAGGGTATCGGCGACGATGTGCTGTCAATGGAATCCGTTGAGGCGACAATGAGCCTCCGCGAGTCGCTCTCCACCCTCGACGCTTGGATGCAGCAAGCCTGCGAGTTCGGCGCGGAGTACATGGAGACGACCGAAGACCTCCGTGAAGCATACAAGACCTGGCTGGAGATGACTGGGGAGGACGACAAGCGCCATAGTTCGGTTACGTCGTTCGGTCGGGCTCTCAGCGCGAATGGCTACCCGAAGCAGAGGCTGTATGTTGATGGCGAGCAGGGATACTACAGGATGGGTTTGCGGTTGAAGAGGGTGCGAAAGGGGGCATAACAGGGCCTAACTGGGCTGCAAGGATCGTTGATATACTTGCGAATAGTTTAGTATCTCAGTTTAACCCAGTTAAAAAGAATCTCTACGTAATACGCTACCTCTTGTGCAGCCTTACGCGCGTATACGCGCGGGGCGCGTACGTACGAGCGATTTTCAAAAACCGGGCTGAACTGGGAAGTGGGCTAGACTATGACGAAGGGATGGAGGAGACATGGCTAGGTCAATGAAGGGCGAGAGCGAGTTCGGGCTCCCGGTGATGGCGCGATTTGCGCCTGACGGCTCGGTGGTAAGTGCAACGGATACCAAGGGGCGGCTGCCGCTCGCGGAGAATGACGCGGAGGCGGTAGCGACCGGGGCGGACCTGTCAATGGCTAGCCAGTTGCGGGCGATCTACTCGACGGACGCGGATGCGTTCGGGAAGAGTGAGCCCAAGGCTGGTACGGCCTGATTGGCGGGCGTCGTGTCGGGCGAAGCCACCGCTGCATTGTCATCGCAATTGTCTACCGTTAGCGCAATTGGAGACCTTGATCCGGTTGCAATTGACGCTGGGCGGCTCGCTGGGCGGGTAGAGGTTCTGTTGTGGTGCCAGACGGAGCTACAACAGGAGATCGCTGCGGTTCAGGCTAGTGACCGCTTTGCGGACACGCGGGCGCTGGAGACATTCCTGGTACGGGTTCAGGATAGTCTCAAAGCCGTACAGGATGGGTCGGGAACGTGGGCCGGTCTCGTCCGTACGGCCGTGGACGCGGCGGAGGCGGGAGGGACGCTGGCAAGCGCGCTCCCAGACACGGAGAATGGAGGCTAGCCCGTGTCCGATGATGATGCCCTTCGCATACCCAAATCTGGGGGTAGTCGCAAGGTCAAGTGCAAGGGACGCACGTGCATCCGGCACCCAAGGGACCACAAAGACCCGGATATGCGCGGCCAGCCAATCCTTGATGATGATGGCGCGCGGCAGTACAAGCCGTGTGAGGCTTGGGCGGCCAACGGCACGGACTACTGCTCGGCGCACGGCGGGACTACGCCTGCGGCCATCAATGCAGCGAAGCGTACGATCGCACTAGCTACACCGAATGCGGCCGACGTGTTGAAGGCGCTGATGGAAGATGAGCGCATCCCGGCCGAGACGCGGATCAAGGCCGCTGTCCAGGTGCTTGATCGCGGCGGAGTCCGACCTGGCATGGATGTCTCCATTGACGCGCCCGGTTGGCAGAAGGTCCTGGGCAAGATGTTCGGACAGTCTACTCAGGACGAACCTGAGGCGCCTGCAGCTGAGCCTGAGGCGCCTCCGCCTCCTGCCCCGCGTAAGCGCGCGCCTCGCAAGGCAACTCCTCCGCCTCCGCCTGACAACGTGGTCCAGATGAAGCCGCGCAAGGCGACGCCGCCCAAGCATGAATGGTGAGAACATGAGAACCCTTGTGACTGATGACTTTGCGGAGCGCCCAAATGAGTACGTTGGGCCGATTGTCACGTTTGGGCCCAACACTCTGACGGTGGGCTCCGCTATCACCATTGTAACAACGGGTGGTTACGTGGCCGGTGATCCGCCTCCGCCGCAGGTGTACCGGACGCAGGCGTTCGTTGAGAAGCACAAGGAGATCACCGATGGCAACGGAGCGTGAGCGCGCGGCGAAGCGTGCCATAGAGGCTGCCATTGAGGAGTACCGTGCTGCCTACGCGGAGGCCCACCCGGAGGCAACCCAAGGCGTCATGGGCGACTGGATCGTGGTAGCGGCGGAGACCAAGCCCGACCTGGAGGACGAGGAGAACGACCTCACCGCGTACTCCATCATCATGAACGGGATGCCTTGGTATCGCTCCATAGGCTTGCTGGCCGCCGGCAAGCACTACCTCACGTACAACACCGGGCCGCAGCCGGACGCCGAGGAGTGATGTGGCTCGGTCTTGCTGAGGCAGTAGTCTTCATAGGGTTGTTCCTGCTGGGGGCAACCATCTACCTCGGAGAGCCCAAGGAGGCCAACGAATGTACACAGCAATGGTAGCGAGCCCAACCCCGCTGCCGCGTCCTGATAGGACGGACGCAAGCTACAATGGCGCCGTGGTGGGAGTCCTGGGCTTCCTGGCGGTAGTGGTGTTCTTCTATGTCCTGCTCGACGGGCCGACGCGGAGGGGGCCGAAGAAATGAGTGGCTTCCCTGACGATGCCTTCGAGCAGTTCGCGCGCGAGCACAACCTGGATGAGATCCTGGTGCCGCTCCCGCGTGATCACGTGCCGCCAAAGCTCGGTGATATCAAGGGCTCGCCTCCGGAGCCCGACGAGCCGTGGACACCGCGCCTCTGGGACAAGCGCCCGGACTCCGTGGTCCATATCGCTGCCCCCGCGCTCCACATCTTCGGGATGTACATCCGGCAGCGCTGCGCGTGGTGCGGGACCATCATCCTTGAGTACGACCTCAATCGCATAGCCGTTCCTGTGGGGCAAGACCCCATGCCGGCTACGTGGGCGCCTATGGTGATGGTCCGCGTGGACGGCCACATGAGCGCGGAGGTCGAGGCTGTGGAGGAGGACGGCAACATCAAGCTTCCCATGGATAGCTGCACTTTCGACCCCAACCACCAGATCGGCGTGGAGTCGGTCTGATGGCAAAGCTGATCACGCCGCCACCGCCTGACGAGTTGTGGACGCATAACTGGGATGAGGTCGGCTGGGAGCCGTACCCACTCCAGGAGCAGATCCTGCGGGATCGCACTCGTAACAAGGTTGTGGCGGCGGGTCGGCGCGCGGGCAAGAGCCAGATGGGTGGGCACAGGCTTGTCCCGGAAGCGTTCCGCGCTTGGACTGAGATGGAGATGCTGACCCAGCGCGGACTCCGGCGCGAGTACTGGATCGTCGGGCCTGAGTACTCGGATGCAGAGAAAGAGTTTCGCGTCATCTACGACGCATTGGCGCGCTTAGGTTTCTTGTTTGACCACCCGGGCACGTACAACAACCCCGAGTCCGGCCAGATGCAGATCAGCCTCTTCGACCGGCGCTTCATCATCTCAGCTAAGTCTGCGAAGTACCCACAGACGCTGGTCGGTGAGGGCCTGAGCGGGGTTGTGTTCTCGGAGGCGGCCAAGCTCAAGCCGTCCGTGTGGATCAAGTACGTCCGCCCAACATTGGCCGACTTCAACGGCTGGGCGCAGTTCGGCTCAACGCCTGAAGGCAAGAACTGGTTCTATGACCTCTGGATGATCGGGCAGGACCCGGAGCGCGCTGACTGGGCTTCTTGGCGGGCGCCAGCTTGGGTGAACCCGTATGTGTATCCCGGTGGCGTAGATGAGACTCTGCTCAAGTGGCTCTCCGAGCAACACCGGCACGGGCGCCTGGAGCAAGCCAAGAAAGCGCTCAAGGAGTTGGGGCGCCTCATCAAGGGCGAGGACGGAGTCGTTGCACCGCAAGGCATCCACCCTGAGATCTGGGCCATGTGGCTCGATATGTCAGTGGAGATGTTCAATCAGGAGATCGCGGCTCTGTTCACGGAGTACGTCGGCCGTGTCTTCAAGGACTTTGATGAAGAGATCCACGTCAATAGTGATGGGTTCCGCGCGGGCTGGGAGACTTGGGCTTGCGCGGACTACGGATTCACCAATCCGTTCGTATGGCTCATTGTTCAATGCGATCCGTCCCACACGCGCTTCCATGTAGTGGATGAGGTCTATGAGCGCGGCCGGACCACGGAGGAGATGGCGCAGATCATCCAAGAGCGCGGGATGAACCCTGCGACGCTCCGTGGGTTCTACCCGGACCCGGCTGAGCCTGACCGCACAAGGCGCCTGGAACAGTTGCTACGAGTGCGATCCGTCTCGCCTGGCTCCCTTGAGCTCAACGACCGCTTGGAGTGGTTCCGCCGTAAGCTCAAGCCGGGCTCGGGCTTCGGAGCGCTGGATGTCCTCAACCAAGGCGGACCCGCGCTCACCGTACATCGCCAATGCGTCAACACGATCCGCGAGTTCAACGACTATCGCTACCCAGAGACCGCAGAGAAGGCAAGCGAACGCGGTCGCAACGCGCCGGAACACCCATTGAAGAAAGACGACCATACGCCTGAGGCGTTGGGGCGCATGTTCTCGGGGATGCTGGGAAGTCCATACAAGACAACGAGACAAGCCAAGGCGCGCGCGAGCCGCTAGGATTAGCACCAACAGGAGGAGGAGCACCGGTGGTTTCCCCATACGCAACGGCGGTGGCGTTGAATCGCCCTGCCCCCACCTACGTCAGCAGCAAGCAGACGAACGATCAGCAGCGTGTCCAGGCCTACTGGACGTATGACGACATCGTCAACAACGTTGCCGAGGCGTTCGGAGCGCTCCTGCGCGAGGACACGGACCCCAAGGGGCGCCGCTACATTCCATACGGGCGTGCGATCGTTGAGGCGACCAACCGCTACCTTGGCCGGGACCTCACGGTCAGCTACGAGGTGCCGGCAGACTCCCCGGCCGATCCGGTTGCCCAGGCCGCGCTTGCCACCTGGGTGAAGGCGCTCTTCGACCGCGAGCAGTTCGTTGTGAAGTTTGGGGAAACCAAGCGCACGATGCTCCGGCGTGGCGACGCGTTCCTGCAGGTGAGCGCGGACCCAAGCAAGCCGGAGGGGACGCGCCTGCGGATCACCCAGCTGGACGGATCGCAGTACTTCCCCATCTCGTTCCCAACGGACCCGGAGCGGATCGCAGGCGTGTACGTGATCACGCTGCTGACCTCCCCCGACGGACAGACCGTTGTGGCGCAACGTGAGCGGTACCAGCGAATCCTGACGCCCGAGGATGTGGCTGCTGTCCCGGGCTCAACGCTGGGCGGCATCTTCTACCAGATCGAGTTCTTCGAGCAGGACAAGTGGGATGACCGGTTCCCATTGTCGTCCACGGATCTCACGCCCGCTGCGCCTCCGGCCTGGATCACCTGGGGCCCATACTACGTGGGCGACGGAGGCGCCAACCCGGGCGCCTTCAACGGCTTCATGCTCCCCGCAAGTATCACTGCGATCCCGGTGTACCACTTCAAGAACACCCACACCGGCCCGTTCGGGTACTCCATCCTGCAGGGACTTGAGACCGCGCTGGCGGGTATCACGCAGGGGATGACCGACGAGGACATGGCGATTGCGCTCGCCGGGATCGGTGTGTACTGGACTGACTCGGGGACTCCGCGTGACGACAAGGGCCAGCCGGTTGATTGGGTGATCGCTCCGGCCGGAGTGATGGAGCTCGAGGTTGGCCGCAAGTTCGGCCGCGTGGATGGCGTGAACTCGGTTACGCCGCTGCAGGATCACGTCAACGCGCTCAAGGACTCCACGCTGGAGGCGAGCGGCGTCCCGGACATCGCAGTGGGCAAGGTAGATGTCCAGGTGGCCGAGAGCGGCGTGGCACTGGCCATCAAGATGGCGCCGGTCATCGCGGCCAACAAGGAGCGCGAGGACGGGATGGCTGCGGTGCTCACGCAGTTCCTGTTCGACATCCTGAACGGTTGGGCGCCTGCCTACGAGGCGCAGCAACCGATTGACGGAGTGTTCACCGTCAACGTGACCTTCGGCGACCCCATGCCGGTGGACCGCGCGGCGGTGATCCAGGAAGTCATCGACCTGCTGACCGCGCAGATCATCGACGCCCAGTTCGCGCAGGAGTACCTGAAGGACAAGCTGGGCTTCAACTTCCCGACGGATCTGTTGGGGCGTATGCAATCCGCGCAGACAGCGGCGTTGGACGCGCAGGCATCCCGCCTCGCGCTTGAAGCTGGTGGCGCTCCGGCGCCGGTACCGGGGGTGACTGGTCCATGAGCGACGATTGGGAAAGCTGGGACGCGGAGGGTTGGAACGACCTAGGGGACGACCACTGGTTCAAGTTCACCACCTGGAGTCCTGATAGGACGATCAACCCGCACTATGCTCATCTCCCTGATGTGGAGAAGTGGGGCCTGATCATGCGGCACCGGAAGCCAGATGGCGGCAAGTGCATGGGAGGCGTGACCTTCGACGGCCCGGTCCAGGCGGAGTTGACCCCGGAGGCCGCGCGCTGGCAGGTGGTCTCCCTTGATGTGGCTACGTTGGAGATCTCGCCCAGTCTCCTGTGCCACTGCGGCGATCACGGCTTCATCCGGGCCGGTAGGTGGGTCCGCGCGTGACCTCCCCATTCCGCAGGCCGATCCCGAGCGACTGGATCCGTGCGTACGCACAAGTCCAGGTTGCTAGCGATCAGCAGATCGTTGCTATGCTTGCGGATGCAATGGCAGCCATCCAGGCCGACATCGCCCGGATCGTCAGCAAGAAGTCATTGACGGTCAGCGATCAGATCCGGTACCAGCAGATGCAGACGATCCGCAAAGCGTTGCTAGAGCAACAAGCTAGCGTGCTGCGTGGCGTAGGCCGCGTCGTGGAGGCGCGTCGGCTCGAGGCCGCTGGGCGGGCGATCCAGCTAGGCAACGGGATGGATGCCTATGTCCTGGACAAGCTTGGCCGCAGCGCGCTCGCACGTGAGGTTCTGACCAACCTGAACGTGGGGCTTGCCCGGACCACCCAGGTTGCGTTGGCGCGTATGGAGTTGAGCTACACGAGCCTAGCGCAGCATATCTACAACGTGGACGTCTGGTTGGGCTCCCGCATTGACCAGAAGATCACGGCAGCCCTGGCGCGTGGGCTCTCCGCGAAGGAGTTCGCGGCGGAGGCCATTGATTGGTTCAACCCCAACACCCCCGGGGGAGTCCGGTACGCGGCGTTGCGGCTCGCCAGAAGCGAGATCAACAATGCGTTCCACGCGGTCTCGGTCCAACAGGTCCAGGATAAGCCGTGGATTGACAACATGCAATGGCACTTGTCCGGGAGCCACCCCAAATCGGACATCTGCGATGAGTACGCGAATGATGACAAGTTCGATCTGGGAGCGGGTATCTGGCCCAAGGGTGAGGTCCCGCGTAAGCCGCACCCGCATTGCTATTGCTACGTGACCGGAGTTTCGCCAAGCGAGGATGACTTCTTGGATGCTTTGGTGTCCGGGAAGTACAACAAATGGATCGATCAGGAGCGCGCAACCGCTCTGGCCCAGCAACCGGTGGTCCCTCCGGTCCGGAGCGTGTCTGGAGGGGTGCGAGCCCGCACGGCGCCCCCTACGAGCGCTTCGCGACCATCTCCGGCCACTACGCCCATGCGCGGTGGCACCGGCGCGCTGACCCCGACCCAGCTTGACGCCGCGAAGGCCATGTACGGTGACTTCACCCGGGACGTACGCCTGCTCGACGGCATGCGGGTGGTTGATCTCCGGCGCCTTGCGGCTACATTCCATCTCCCTGGGGCTAGCTCCCAAACTCGGCCGGTTCTGTTGAGGCGGCTGAAAGCCAAGTTGTCAAGATAAGATCAACCCCAACCAAGAAGGGATCGCCAAATGCCATTCAACGACACGGGCAAGAATGTGGCCCTGGATGGGCTCGACGAGGCCATCGCAGCCGGTGTCAAGTACATCGGCATCTTCCAGTCCAGCGCGGACCCGGGCACCGGCTCCACGTTCACCGGCACGGAGGCCACAGGCGGCTCGCCCGCCTACGCTCGCCAGGCCGTGACCTGGGGCGCCGCTGCCTCCGGTGCGAAGTCCAACTCGGGCGCACTGACGTTCGACGTCCCGGCCGGAAGCTACCACGCGTTCGGACTCTTCAACGCGGTTTCGGGCAACGGTGCCGGCAACTTCATGGGGTACCTGCCGTTCGGTGGTTCCGTCAAGGGCTTCGGCACCTGCGAGTCGGCCGACGTCACCGCCAACACGATCGCCTCCTCCGCGCACGGCCTCGTCAACGGCGACCGCGTCATGGTCTACAACGTCTTCGCCGAGTCGCTCCCGACCGGCCTGACCGAGGGCACGTTGTACTTCGTGGTAGGCGCTGCGACGGACACGTTCCAGGTCTCGCTCACCTCCGGAGGCGCGGCCGTGGACATCACCGCCGTGGGCGACCTGTACTTCCAGAAGTTCGTCGTCGAGACCTTCGGCGGCCAGGGCCAGATCACGGCCGCTGTCGGGGCGCTCGTCCTCGACGCGACCGCGATGTAACGGAGGACAACGAATGAAGATCGCAACCGGGTCGCTGGTCGAGAGCCTCGGCCCATTCGCGCCGGGTCTCGGCGCCGCATTCGCATCCTTCACAACGAAGAAGGATGTCTCGCCACTGCCCATTCCGCGCCTCCCGGCCGGACGCATGGAGCAGGGCTCCATCCTGGAGCTCGACGCCCAGGGCGAGTACTCCTCGCTGACCGGCGCCTCGCTCGGTCTCGGCCTGTACCTTGGTACGTATGACGATGCGGCCGGTTCCGTGCCCGCGATCGTCACGGACATCGTGCTGGCCGCGATCACCACCGGTACCACGCCCGCTGCCTGGTACTGGCGGCTCATGGGCAAGTACAAGTGCATCAAGACCGGATCGTCGGGGCAGATGGAAGGCGGCTGCATCCTGTTCCTGGGGACCTCGCTGACCGCGATGACTCCGTCGCCGCTCCCGATCACGGCCGGAGCGCGCATCGTGACCATCAACACCACGATCGAGAATCGCATCGGCGTCTCGGCTTCCTGGGGCGCCTCCTCGGCCTCCAACACGATCACGACCTACTCGCTCGACGCCAGCATCCTCAACTAACGGAGGAGGCTGGGCCTCATGTCCATCAAAGGCCAGAGCTTCACCGGCGACACAACGGGTGCCCTCGTCAACTTCGGCGTGGGCACCGCTGGCGCAGCCAACATCTTCACGGGCGCCTTCACCTGGGTCTGCCTCTCCAAGTACACATCCCAGAACTGGGGTATGGGCGGAGGCTTCTCGGACACCGTAGGCGGAACGCAAGAGGGTGGCTTGCTGGTCTCCGCCGCTACTGGCGGCGGCCACCTGTTCAGCATTGATGACTTCACCAACGGCTTCCCCAACACAGGCGATCTTGCGGGCGACGTCTGGCGCTGGCAAGTCATCACCAAGCCTGCGGGGAACGCCCACTATCGCTACCACTACGCGGACTTGTCCACGCTGACCTGGGTCCATGGCGAGTCGGTCTCCTCCGCTAACCATGCGGATCACGCAGCCGTAGTTGCGTTCTCGACTTGGTCTGTGTACGCTCTGGGATTTGACTCCGGCGACATGGCGGTCCTGGCCGGGTTCAACTATGAAATGACCGACCAACAAGTCCAAGCGGCTTGCACAAAGATCCTGCGCGACCTCAAGTACGCGGCCGGTGGCTCCCCCAAGATCGGTTGGGCGTTCCCGCAAGCCTCATACAACGTTGCGACTTGGGCCGACTTCACCAACGGCGGTGGGGATGAGACGCTCCGCCAGTTGACGGCTGCGAGCGCGGACCCGCCCAACTTCGACTTCGGGATCGTTGTAGAGAATGACCCGGCTTGGGTAACGGCCGGAGGCGGTAGCGCTGTCGGCCTGAACAGCGCCTCGTTCAATACCTCGGCCAACTCGCTGATCGTGGTACAGGCCCATGTTGACGGAACCGGTGGCGCTCCGGGCGGCTGGACGATCGGGGACTCCCTCGGTAACTCGCTCCCCTGGATTGAGATCGGAACGGTACAGCAGGCTGGGTCCGGAGGTTACATCCGTGTTTGGTCCGCATTCGTTGCGGCCGCACAAACAGGGATCACCGCCAACGTTGACTTCCAGACCAACAACGCCAAGGCCGTCAAGGTCACCACCTACCTAGGGACCGACCCAGCCAAACCTCCGATCCAGAAGTTCTCCGGGTCCTCCGCCACCAACAACTTGACCCAGAACGTCACCAACACCTACGCTGGCGGCTGGATCGCGGGCTCCGCGTTGGACTGGAACGCGCTTGGCACGCCTGCTTCGGTTGATACCGCTCAGACGTACAACCTAACCTCGCTCATCAGCGGTCTCAGCGCGCGCGAACCAGCGCCTACAATGCTTGCGGGCCAAACGGTTGGATTGAACTTCGATGCGGCCGGCAGCGGTACACCCGACTGGGCCGTCAAGATTTTCGAGATCGTGCCTCTGATCCCGGTTGCATCCGCTCAAGCTGCGCCGCAGATCGGGCAGATTGTTCCTTGGGAACTCCTCAAGCTGCTCATCGAGGATGCCGCCTACGGGTACCTGAGCGTCCCAGCTAGCTCCGTCACCTCCAACCCGGAGACCGGGCTTGGCGCGCTAGGCCTGAGTGGCAGCGGCGCGCAGGTGAAACGCGCCACACCCGTAGGCCGGAGCGCCTTGGGGATGTCCGGTACGGCTACGGAGGCAAAGACCGCCACGCCAACTGGACGCGCGGCCATCGGGCTGGCCGGGATCGCAACTGCGGCCAAGGTTATGGCGCAGTCCGCGCGCGTCGCAGCCGGACTCGCAGCCGTAGCAACTGCAAAGAAAGTCGCGCCGCAAGCCTCCGTGGACGCGGTTGGGCTCTCGGGCGCCGCCACCGTCAAGAAGATCGCAACTCCGTCAACGATTGATGCAATGGGTCTCTCCGGATCGGCTACGGCGCTGAAGAAAGCGCCAGAGACCGGTGCCGGGTACATAGCGCTCACGCCGTATGGGCCTACACAAGGGCAACGGCCGCAGACGGGTCGCTCCGCGCTCGGGCTCTCTGGGCGGGCGGTTGCGGGACATGCGTCTACCGGGTTGGTTGGCCGGAGCGTTGTCGGATTCGTTGGCGTAAGTGCGATCAAGAAGTCGGTGGGGTTGTCCGGGAACGTGGCGGCCGGACTCTCCGGACGCGGAGCCCAGGTGAAGCGCGCGACCCCAAGCGCTAGCGCTTCGGTTGGCTTGACTGCGAACGGGACTCCGAAGCATACGGCTGGTTTGACGGGCCGGACGGCTCTGGGACTCTCCGCCTCTGGGACAACGAGCTCGCGCAAGCCAGTTTCCGGCCGTACCGCCTTTGGTATGTCTGGATACGGAGTGGTGTACAAGCCGGTATCCATCAACCACCTGGCCGGAGCTACCCTGCTCTTGGCGCCGGGACCTGTGCGGCTACACACTTCCGGCAACGACATCGCGCTGCAACCCAGTAGCGGTCCCATAAAACTACACGAGGCAACAACCACCCAGTAGACTCTGGGGAAGTCGGGCACGTATACTCATGGAAGGAACCAAGATGACTGACCCGTTGGGTAGTGGACAGAGCGCCACGGGCGAAGCCGGACAGAGCGCCGGATCAGCCGACCCGGGAGCAGCGAACGCTGGAGCAAGCGGACAGAGCGCCGCTGGAACGACTGGAACGACTGCGACGGACGGCGGACAGAGCACCGTCAGCCGAGCGGAGTTCGACCAGCTTCGGGCCCAACTCGCAGCGGCGGACAAGAAGCGCGCGGACGCGGAGGCGGCTCACGCCCAACTCCGTGACAAGGACATGCCGGCCTTGCAGAAGGCCGAGCGTGACCTCCAGGTGGCGACGGCAACGCTGGCGGAGAGGGACGCGGTGATCACCCAGCAGAGGGTCGAGATCGCATTCCTCACTGACAACACCCGGGAATGGCACAACCCCGGCGCCGCGCTCCAGCTTCTGGACCGCAGCAAGATCACGGTGGACGCGGATGGCAAGGTCATGGGGATGAAGGACGCGCTGACGGCTCTGGCCACGGCGCACCCCTACCTCCTCAAGCCAGCCCCAGCCGGGGACGCCAACGGCGGGACGGGCCAGCAGGCTCCGCCAGCCGGTCCTGGTACCGCCCCTGCGAACGGCGGCATCGCCCCGCAGTCCGGTACCAAGCCGACGGTTGCCGATCTCGGCAAGCGGTTCCCGGCGCTTCGGCAGCGCTACTAACCCCCATAGGGGCAGGAAGCCCCAAGACCCTGCGAAGGGAGTGAAACTCCAATGAGTCGTTTCGACAAGTACGACCCGGTGTCGGGTGGCTTCCGTGCCCCTCTGCTCGCCGCGATCGTCAGCGCCGACAAGGACAAGATCCAGGCCGTGTCGATCAACACGTCCGGTCAGGTCGTGATCGGTGGCCCGGCTGAGACTGCGGTCATGGGCCTGATCTGCCCCGGCCGTGCGATGGCCGCTGGTGACATCGTCGATGTCATGACCCACGGCGAGATCGTGGAGGCCACCATGACGAGCGGCACCGCCCTCACGGCGGGTGCCATCGTCTACGCCCACGCGGCCGGTACGGTGGACGCCACGGCGACCGCCGGCAAGATCGTCGCCAAGATGGTCGAACTGGACCGGATGATCGTCCGCGTCCCGGTCGCCACCACCTGACACTCGTCGCCAACAACAGTCCTCTTAGGACGACGGACAAGACAAGGAGTACCTGAGTTCAAATGGCCAAGGGTATTGCCGCGTCTGGCGACATTCTCGTCAGGACGCGCGACGGCCAGGACCTCAACGCCATCTGGAATGGCTTCCGAGACATCCTGGACACCTTCAACGCGGCGCGCCAGCCGCTCATCGATCTGCTCTCGTACTCGGTGACGGACGTCATCGAGGACATCGTGGAGGCCGGGACGGAGCGCTTCGAGCAGGCGTCCGAGTTCGGTCTGCCGAAGAGCATCCGGCCGGCACCGGTCGTCAACCAGCGAGCGTTCCCGTTCACCTGGTACGACCTCCGCCAGTCCTACACCTTCCAGTTCCTCGCCGGCAACGGCAACACGGCGGGTGCGACCAGCGCCCAGATCGACGCCGTGCTGCAGATGGCGATGGAGGCGGACAACCGGCTGCAGTTCGAGCAGGTCATGAAGGCGATCTTCAACTCCGCCAACCGGAGCACGAACGTCTTCAACACCGCCTACTCGGTGACCGCGCTCTACAACGCGGACTCGATGTACATCCCGCCGTACAACGGGGTGTCCTTCAACCGCGCCACCCACACCCACTACGTCAACTCGGGCGCCGCGACGCTGGACTCCACCGACCTGGACCAGCTGGCGCTCCTGGTGACGGAGCACGGGTACGACCGGGCCAACGGCTACACCACGATCATCATGGTGAACGCCACGGAGTCCGCCGTGATCAAGACGTTCCGTCGGGGTGTGGCGAACAACAACGCCCAGACCGCCGTGTACGACTTCATCCCGGCGACCGGCACGGGCTTCCTGCTCCCCGTGGGCTGGGAGGTCGCCGGTGGTTCGCAGCCGGGTCCGACGTTCGCCGGTCTCAACGTCATCGGCTCCTACGGGCCGTACATGATCGTCGAGAACGGCAACATCCCGTCCGGGTACATGGTGGCGGCCGCTTCGCAGGGCCGTAGCACCAACCTCAACATCGTGGGCATCCGGGAGCACCCGGACGCGTCGCTGCGCGGTCTGGTCATCAAGCCGGGCAACAACGCGAACTACCCGATCATCGACTCGACCTTCATCCGTGGTCTCGGTGCGGCGGTCGCCCGCCGTGGCCAGGCGGCTGTCATGTCGATCGGTGCCGGCGCCTACTCCGTCCCGGCCCAGTACGCCTGGTCGGCCTGATCCTGAGCTAGGGGGTGGGGCTCCGGCCCCACCCCACGGCTAGATCCCAGAAGGGGCAAGGAGAAACAATGTCTCGCGAAGTTCCGACCGATCGGGCTCTCTCGGACGAGGACCGCAGGCACCTCAGGCAGCTGGGGTCCTTCGGGACGCATCTGGAGACTCGGATCGACCAGTCATTCCCTCCGGACCCGGAGGAGTTGGCCGCCTTCGAGCGCGACCAGCGCCGCTACCTCTCGTCCATGAACGGCAGCGGTCTCACCGAGGACGAGCAGAACACCCTGCAGGACGAGAACGAGCGCCTGCGCCGCGAGCTCGCTGAGCTTCGCGCCGCGCAGGAGGGTCCGCCTCCGTCCGGTCCGTCCTACACCGGTTGGACCAAGGCGAAGCTGGAGGAGGAGATCGACCGGGTCAACGCCGAAGACCCGGACGCCAAGCTCCCCAAGGGCAAGGTCGTCGAGATGGTGGGCGCGCTCACCGAGTACTTCACCGAGTAACACCCCCGGCCGGAGGGGTGGGGTGCCCGACCCCCGCCCCTCCCCCGGAGTCCTGATAGGACGAATGGAGGCGTGAGATGGCTACTGCTGAAAGCGTTGCGGCGCTGCGACTGCTGATCGCTGAGCCCGAGCAGGACACGTACTCCGACGAGGACCTGGCCGCGCGCCTGGACGCAACCGGCGCTACCGAGTACACGGTGGCGTTTGACGTCTGGACCGAGAAAGCCGCTGCTGCAGCCGGACTCGTTGATATCTCTGAGGGTGGCTCCTCCCGCAAGCTTGGTGACGTCTACGAGCAGGCGCTCAGCATGGCCAGCGCTATGCGCGAACGTGCAATCTCCGCAACGAATCCGCCTACCGGGGCGGGCGTGCGGATCAAGTCTCTCAAGAGGCCCTGATGCGTAGCGCGGCGGAGCTCAAGGCGCTGCGAGCCGGGACTGTCGCTTTCATAGCTGCGAATCCGGTGCAGCTGACACTCACCCCTCGCAAGCGGATCACGAGCGGCACCGGGACCACGTTCCAGAACATGCCTGCCCGCAACGAGCAGACGCTCTGCCTCATCGATCAGTCCACGACGCGCTCCCCCTCACCGGGCGTGGTCCAGACCTCCGACGGGCGCGAGCGCCTGGTTGAGTTCGTCCTACTAGGACGGTGGGACGCCAAGGTTGAGCTCTGGGACACCTGGACGGACGCCAACGGCGTATGGGAAGTAGCGCAGGTGTTCCCGGACAACGGCTACGAGCTACGCGCGGCGGTGGTCCGCCATGCCTAGCCCAAGCGGTGGCCTCAGCGTGACGCTGGACTTCGACCGGCGCAACTTGGGGCGGAACCTCGAAGCGCTCCCGGATGAGGTCGACGGGATGGTCCACGCGGTGATGGAGTACCAATCCGTCAAGGCTGTGGCGCATATGAAGACTACGGCGCCTTGGACAGACCGGACCGGCAACGCGCGGAACGGGCTGAGCTCAGAGGTCGGTTGGAAGCCAAGGGAGTCCCACTCCATCCGCTTGTTTCACCGGATGTGGTATGGGATCTTCCTGGAGACCCGCTGGGCGGGTAGGTACGCCATCATCCTTCCGACCATCCAGCTGTACGGCAAGGACACCATGCGGCTGTTGACCAAGCTGTTCCAAAGGCTGGGGAGGTGACCTATGGCTAGCAATGTCTTGCGGCAAGCCGTGTACGCGCTCCTAGCGGCCACTCCTGGGTTGGCGGAGGCTGGGTATGACCCGGAGAGCATCCAACCCAACTTCACGCCGGACGGACCAAGCGGCGACCGGTTCCTGGTACTCCGTTGGGGGACGACTACCGTCGGGATCGCTCCGGTCCATCAGGTACGCCTGCAGGTGTGGGCGTACAACCGCCAGCCGGACTTCGCGCCCATCTCCTCCGCGCTGAAGCTGATCAGGACGCAGCTGGCGACTCTGGAGTCGGTAGTTATGGCGCCCGGTGAATCCGTGCTCGCCGTAAGATTCGAAGGTGACAGCGACGACCTGTACGATGATGGGTACCGCGCCCATACGCGGTGGTGCTCTCATCTGATCACTGCGAGTGGGAGTTGATGATGGCCAAGCAGTCGGGTACCGAAGAGGTAACCCACCCGGAGTACGTGCCGAGCGTGGCGGCCCACGGAGAGGGAGACCTCGAGCCGGAGGATCGCCCGCTCAGCGAGACCGTGCTCTGTGTGCGGTACAACGGGAGTAGCAACTACCGCATCCTGAACACCGCCGACCTCAGCGGCAACCAGGACAACGGTCCGGGCGAGGATCTCGTTTGGACGCCAGGGTTTGAGGTGCCCTGGTCGCTCTGGCTCAGCCGAGCCGGTAGCACGGAGCGCGCGCTCGAGGTCCTGGGCGCCCACAGCCACGAGTTCGAACTCGTTGGCCCGGGTGCGGATGAGGTACGCGGCGCCGCTGCGGAGGCGGGCGCCGAGGAGTTCGCCATCGGGGGATCGGTGGCGTAAATGGACCTCCGCTGCGATCACAAGAAGCACGCCGAGCTCAACGAGGGCATCCTCGAAGTGAAGTGCTCGTCGCGCTTCTGCGGTGGTGGCGGCGGTGTGGTGGTGATCCACCGCTGGGATGCTCTCAACGGGGAGCGTCTCGATGACAAGCGGTTCGCAGTTCCGGCTGCGATCGCGCGACAAACAAGGGAGGCGGCAAGGCCATGACCATGCCCATTCCGTTGCCGTACGGTCTGCGGGACGTGAAGATCACCCCGTACACCGACGCCACGGCAACCGTCCTCGCCGGAGCGAGCATCGACCTGCCGAACGGCCGGACGTTCTCGTTCGCGGAGACCGAGGCCTTCGAGGACCTGCGGGGTGACGACTCCCTGGTCGCTACCCACGGCGCCGGTCCCCAGGTCAAGTGGTCCCTGGAGGGTGGCGGCGTTTCGCTCCAGGCCGTGCAGGCCATGTACGGCGGAACGCTGACCACGACCGGCACGACCCCCAACCGGATCGTGAAGCTGCGCAAGCTGAAGACGGACATCCGCCCGTACTTCAAGGTCGAGGGTCAGATGATCTCCGACAGCGGCGGCGACTTCCACGCGGTTGTGTGGCGCTGCCGCGCTACCGACGACCTGTCCGGCGAGTTCGCGGATGGGCAGTTCTTCCTGACCGGCGCCTCCGGCGTGGGCCTGGGCTGCCTGATCAACGACGCCTCGCTCGGAACGGTCTGGGACCTTGTCCAGAACGAGACCGCTGTGGCGATCCCGTAATCGTCCTAACAGGACGGTTCTGACTAGACAAGGAGGCCAGAGATGGCGGATCTCACCGCGAGCGTTCAGGCTCCGACCCAGACTGGTGTCGCGCCGACTTACGCTGCTTGCAGCGCGAGCGACACCTTCACGGCGGTTCCCAACGCGCGCTACATCCTGCACTACAAGAACGGCGCCACCGCTACGGCGTCGGGCTCGTTCACGGTGACGGACCCCACCACTCCGATCCCGACCGGTTCGGGTGCGGCGGCTGGGTTCGCGGACCAGGTGACCAAGGCTGCCGGCTCGATGCTCGCCAACACCGAGCTCGTTTCGCAGATCCCGAACACCAACCGGTTCCGCGACAGCACCGGCAAGATCACGCTCGTCCACGGCGGAACCCTCACCACGCTCACCGTGGCGATCATCGGACCGCTGCCCGCGTAGACTACGCGGAATCGCAACAACTCAACCGAAGGAGCACTAGGATGCCCGGTAAGAGCCGGAACGGCAACAAGAAGTACAGCCTGGGCGTGAAGCTGAACGACGGGCTGATGGACGTGGAACTCCCATCGGGACACACGATCCAGGCGCGGCGCCCCGGAGTCCAGGGACTGGTTGCGGCCGGTCTCCTGGACAACTTCGACGAGCTCACCGCTCTCGTCCAGACGGAGCACATCGAGCCGAACACGACCGGCCGCCCTGTGGCGGGTCTGCCGAAGGTGGACGGCGACCAGTCCAAGGCCACGGCGGAATCGCTTATGCGCGACCCGAAGAAGCTCGAGACCGCGCTCCACCTGATGGACCGGCTCGCGGTGTACGTCATCGTCCAGCCTCCCGCGTGGATCGACTACCAGGGCAAGGACGAGACGGACGAGGCCTGGGAGGCGCGCAAGGCCCAGGCGGAGTCCGAGGAGATGTACCCGGTTCGCCAGATCGACCTCGACGACAAGATGTTCCTGCTCAACTGGGCGGTGGGTGGCAGCAGCGACCTGGCCGGGTTTCGTGCGGGTACCAACGAACTGCTGGGTTCTGTACAAGCAGGCCCGGCAGTTTAACAGCAGGCCAAGCGAGATCATGGGGGTAACGAGTCAACCTACGGCGTTCTACCTGGACCGTGCGATCTACACGTTCGGGACCGCGCTGGAGGCGGAGTTGGAGAAGGCAGGGCAGAGAACGGGCAAGGGCAAGAACTCCGAACAACAGATCGCAATGGCTAAACAGCTAGTACTCGGGCGCTGGCTGAAGTCGCAAAGGTTCGCTGATCCCGGCAAGAGGTAAGGGGGTGACGTAGGGGATGGCTGACTACAGTCTGGGTACCGCTGAGGGCACCATCAAGATCAGCTATGACGGCAAGGGAATCAACCAAGCCGTTGGCGGGATGAATGAGCTCGAGAAGCACTCATTCCAGGTACGTCGCAGCTTCCAGACAATCGCCACCACTACGGGCATCGCCGCTGGTACGATCGCAGCCGGGATTGGTTTTGCGGTCAACTCTGCCATCGACTTCGAGAAGCAGATCTCTGCAATTGGCGCGGTGTCCGGCGCCACGACGCAGGAACTGGAGGTGCTTCGCAAGAAGGCACTCCAGTTGGGCGCCGACACCGCGTTCTCCGCCTCCGACGCCGCTACGGCCATGGAGGAGTTGGCCAAGGCCGGACTCTCCGTCACCGACATCATGGGAGGCGCGGCCGACGCTACCGTGGCGCTTGCCGCTGCCGGCGAGATCGACCTCCCCCAGGCCGCCACGATCGCCGCCAACGCGATGAACCAGTTCGGCTTGGCGGCCAAGGATCTCCCGAAGGTAGCCGACCTGATCGCTGGCGCCGCCAACGCTTCCGCGATCGACGTGAGCGACTTCGGCCTAGCTATGCAGCAAGCCGGTGCCGTTGCCAACCTGACCGGCCTGAAGTTCGAAGACCTCGCCGTGTCGATCGCCCTGATGGGCAACGCCGGTATCAAGGGCAGTGATGCAGGTACATCGCTCAAGACGATGCTGCAAAACCTGATCCCTACAACGAAACAGCAGATCGCGCTCTCCAAGGAACTCGGCCTCATCACCGCCGACGGTTCCAACAAGTTCTTCGACGCGGCTGGCAACGTCAAGAGCATGGCGGAGATCGCCGGCATCCTCAAGGACGCGCTCAAGGGCTTGACCAAGGAGCAGCAATCGCTTGCGCTCCAGACGTTGTTCGGATCCGACGCCATCCGCGCGGCTGCCATCGTTGCCGACGCGGGCACGGACGGATTCAACAACCTTGCGGCCGCCATGGGCAAGGTCTCTGCTGCGGATGTAGCCAAGAAGCGGCTGGACAACGTTGCGGGCTCCATCGAGCAGCTCAAGGGATCGGTTGACTCCGCTGCGATTGCTCTGGGTACCGCGCTCCTGCCAACCATCAAGAAAGTCACAGACTTCATCACGCTGCTGGTGAACAAGTTCACCGCGCTGGACCCCAAGTGGCAGAAGCTGATCGCGTTCGCAGGCGTAGCCGTGGCCGCGCTCCTCGCGCTCGTCTCCGCTATCGCAGCCGTTGGCGCCATAGTGGCGGGCGTGGCCGCCTCCGTCCTAGCGCTGAAGATCGCGGCGGTCATCACCGGGATCGTGCTAGCGGTTGTAGCTCTCGCCACCGCCTTCAAGCTTGCGTATGATCACAGCAAGCAGTTCCGGGACTTGGTGGCGAATCTCCAAAAGGTAGCGGTGGCAGTCTTCGGCGCCATCATGGCTATCGTGACGCCGCTGGTGAAGTTCTTCAGGGATGACCTGATCCCGGCCGTACGCGAGATCGCAACCAACCTTGCGAAAAACCTGCAGCCCGCCTTCGCGGCCATCAGCGAGTTCATCTCCTCCCGCATCCTCCCGGCCGTCAACAAGCTGAAGGATGCCTTCGTCAAGGTGATGCCGACCATCATCGCGGTGGGCAAGGTCATCCTTGAGGTAGCAAAGTTCATCTTCATGGTCTTGGGTAAGGCGCTGGGATTCATCATCCCGCTACTCCTCAAGATCATTGGCCCCATCTTCACGGTCCTGATCGACGTCATCGCCGCCGTGATCAGCTTCATCCCAACGCTGGTGAAGTGGTTCCTGAAGCTGGTTGACATCATCATCACGGTCGGCAAGTGGATCGGGATCGCAATCATCGCGCCGTTCTACTTGCTGTTCCAGGTAGGCAAGTTCATCTTCGAAGCGTTGATGAAGGTTGTCAAGACCTTTGTGGATGTCTTCCTGGCGGTGTTCAACTTCCTGTGGCCCGGGATCAAGGCAGTCTTTGACCTCATCGGAGCTATCATCGGGCTAGCCTTTGACATCATCTCCGCGCTGTTCCAGGCGTGGTGGATCGTAGTCAAGGCAATCTGGGACCTGGTGTGGGCGTACCTCATCAAGCCAATCATCGCAACGTTCTCTGCGATCTGGGACTTCCTCAAGGTGGCGTTCAACGTCATCGTTGACATCGTGAACATCTTCTGGGATGTCCTCAAGGCAATCTGGGGCTTCATCTGGGAATGGATCGTCCAGCCGATCATTGACGCCTGGAACGCCATCAGCGACTTCATCTCCAAGCAGATGGAGATCGTCAAGCTGATCGTCCAGGTAGTCTGGAATGCTATCGTTGACTTCTTCACCTCCGCGCGGGACCGGATCGTCAAGATCGTTGAGGGCTTCACCGAGTTCGTCACCAAGATCAGGGAGCACTTCGACCAGGCCAAGCAAGCGGCGCTCCAGAAGCTACAGGAGATCGTTGACTGGGTCAAGAGTCTCCCGGGCAAGCTGCTCTCCGCGCTGGGCGACGTAGGCTCCATCCTCTACAACGCCGGCAAGGCTTTGATCCAAGGGTTCTGGGACGGTATGAAGTCCATCTGGGACCATATGACCGGCTGGGTTGAGGACGGGATGAGCTGGCTGCGAGGTCTGTGGCCGTTCTCGCCCGCGAAGCACGGCCCATTCTCCGGACGCGGCTGGGTGCTCTACTCCGGACGCGCGCTCATGGAGGGATTCGCCCAGGGCATGGACTCCCGGGCCAGTACCGTGGAGGACGCTGCCAAGCGAGCGCTGGCGGGCGTGGCGGGGAATCTCCCGACCGACTTCTCCGCCAAGGTCTCCGCGTCCCAAGTCGGGGCGGCGACGGCTAGCTCGTTCGGGAGCGCCGGAGGCGGAACGACTACGAACACGACGCACGCTACAGAGGTGAACATCAACGTCCCGCTCGAGGACCTCAAGAGCATTACGGACGTCCAGGACCTACTAGACTTCATTGACCGCTTGCGGAACGATAGCCGGAGAGGGATGGAGGTGCCGGCGTGACGTCAATCTGGGGTAATGACAACGGCGGTGGCGGCTCTGGGGCCAATGGCCACAGGACTATCGTCACCTACAGCTACTCCCAGAATACCGCTGGGAACTACACCGATGTCTCCTGGCAGTACGGCGTCGACTACGGCGACCCGAACTACTGGAACAACATCACCAACCGGACCTACACCTGGTCGGTGACCACGGGCGCCAGCGTTACCAACGTGTCCGGCCAAGGTGTGTCGTTCACTAGCAACCCGATCATCAATACCTCAGACCCGGGGTATGGCGGCCAGATTCACTACTTCTGGTCTGGGACCGTACGGCTGACGCACGACTCCAACGGCCACGGTACCATCCATATCTCCGCGTCAATGGCGTTCAACAGCGGCGCGTACACCTCCAGCATCAGCCAAGACATCGCATTCCCGAACATCCCGCAGGCGCCTACTGCTCCAAGCGCACTAACCTCCAGCCGGGTAAGCGATACGCAGTTCACGCTCAACTGGACTAACAACAATACGTCCGACCGCCCGTACGACAACGTCAAGGTGTACCGCTCAACGGACGGAGGCGGGTACGCGCTCATCGCTACGTTGGGCGTCGTCACCACCTACTCTGACACCGGGACCTCCGCCAACCACAAGTACCAGTGGAAGGTGGAAGCGGTCAACGTTGTGAGCTCGGCGATGTCTAGCGCTCCCTCGGCGCTCTGGACGACGCCGGGGGCGCCCACCACGTTGTCGGCCTCCAAGGATGCATCTAACAACATCAACCTGACGTGGGTCAACAACGTCAACTACTCCGAGTACACGACTCGCATTGAGGAGTCGCAGAACGGCGGAGCGTTCACGGAGATCGCAAGCGTAGCAAACGGAGTCACCACCTGGCAGCACGTTGCTCCGAGTACCTCTGTGACCCACCAGTACCGGGTTCGGGCGCGGACGAGCTCTGGCGCCACGCTGAACTCCAGCTACTCCAACAACTCCTCCACCATCACGCTCCTGAGTACGGCCAACCCGCCTACTCCGCTTGGCCCGATCACGGTTACCAAGGACGCCACCGAAGCGATCGTCTTCACCTGGACCCACAACCCGACAGACGGTACGGCGCAGAACACGTACCAATTGCAGTACAAGATTGATGCGGGTAGCTTCGTCACCGTAGGCCCAACGACCTCCTCGGTCTCCTCCTACACCATGCCCGCCAGTACCTTGACCAACGGCCATACGATCACCTGGCACGTGGCTACGTCCGGCCAGAACGGGACGCTGTCGGCGTACTCCTCCGACGTTACCTTCACGACGCAAAACCGGCCTACGGGCACGATTGCGACGCCAACCGGGAGTTGGACGAACTCCCACCTCACGGCTACCTGGACCTACTTCCAGGCCCAATCCTCCGCGCAAGCCGCGTGGCACATCTACCTCTGGAAGAAAGGCGCGCTGTCGGACTACTCCGACGCTACGCTGGTCGAAGAGGCCGCAGGGAGCGGAACGACCGCGTCATATGCCTTTGCGGCAACGCTGCTAAACAACACGACGTACGGCGTCCGTGTCTACGTCACTAGCGCCAACGGTCTCATCTCCGTGGATGCCGGGTCTCCCCGGCAGGAGTTCGTTGTCACCTTCCTGCCGCCTGCGGACGCTACAATCGGTGTGACGTATGACACCGGCTACGGGCGGGACATCATCACAATCCAAGGTACGGGTGCGATCCCGAGCGTCTCGGGTCTCTCCCTGGACGGAACGGGCGACTGGGGCTCCACGGCGGATGCGGCCGCGTTGGACATCACCGGCGACATCGACATCCGCGCGGACATCAAGCCCGTTGACTGGACTCCGGCCGCAACCTGTGGCATCGTTGAGAAATGGGACTCGGGGACCAACCAGCGCTCGTATGCGCTAGTCCTAGACACCGCCGGCAAGCTACGCCTACGGCTGTCTACGGATGGACTCTCCGGAACCATTGTGGAGGCTGTCTCCTCCGTAGCAGTTGGCGCTACCGACAACACGCGGTTGGCCGTACGAGTCGCGCGCGTCGGGACCACGGTGACGTTCTACACCTCAACGGATACTGACATCTCGACCGCAACCTGGACGCAACTGGGGACTACCGCAACGCTCTCCGGATCGTTCTTCGTAGGCACGGGGTTGCTGAGGCTAGGGTCGGATGGCGTAGGCGCTTCGTTCAACGGGATCATCTTCGCTGCGATGGTGAAGAACTCAGCCGGGACAACGGTTGCGTACCCCATCTACATTAGCCAGACTCCCGGCACGACCTCGTTCTCGGATGGCTTCTCGAACACCTGGAGCCTCGTAGGCAACGCCGCTATCGTCATGGCGATCCCCGGAACGGTAGCTATTGACACGGTGGATCTCCAGCGCCAGATCGATGGCGGAGACTGGGTTACCTGGGTGACCGGTATCGTGTTGAACGTCTCGCTCCAAGCTACGGTTATCGACACCGCGCCTACCGTCAAGGGCAACAACAACTACCGCGCCATCATCCGGTCCAACACTCCGTCCTCCAAGTTCAGTCCGGAGGTCAACATCAACGTAGCCGAGCCGCTGTGGGGATTCCTCACTACCGGCCCGGGATTCGCTACGTTGGTGCGGATGCGCGCGTTGCTCGCTCGGCGGGCGACTGTGGGGCGTAACCGAAGCACCTACCACTTCGCCGGACGCGAGAAGCCCGTCGAGCTCTCCGGGGAGGAGACGAGCCTGGCGCTGGCGGTCTCCGCTACCCTGTACCCGCCAAGCCAAGGCGGCCAGTCCTCTGAGCCGGAGGAGTTGGAGGACTTGGCTTTGACGACAACGCCCGTGCTCTGGCGCGACTACACCGGGCGCCGCATCTTCGCCAGCCTGAGCAACGTGGACATCACGTACGATGTTGTAGCGAACAAGTTCCCGGTTGGCTTCACCCTGACCCAAGTAGACTACGACGAGAATGTAGGATGAGGTGAGCTGACGTGGAGACCCTGTACATCAAGCATGGCGACAAGCACGACGTCAAGCTGACGATCGTCAACGCGCCTCTGGACTTGACCGGTGGAGTCACCAAGGTGTTCGTGACGCCGTCAACCGGTGGAACCGCACAGCAGTTCGACGCCTCATTGAGCGGCAACGTCGTCACCTGGGCGCTGGACGGGACGCTGACGGTAGGCAAGTACAAGCTGGAGGTCCAGGTCACGGTCTCCGGTTTCGTTGTGACCGCGCCGAATGACAGCTACGTTGAGCTGCACGTCCTGCAGGACTTGGCATGACGGTCCCCATCCGGACGTTCACGACCCAGGAGATCCTCACCGGGAACCGGAACACCAAATATTACTTGGATATTCTGGACGACAATGACGTCTGGATCTCCCGGTTGGATGGTGTGACGGACGGGAGCCTGGACTTCGTAGCTAACGCCATGGTCAAGGGTGGAGGCTCCCTGACGGTGCGGGACGTTAGCCAGTCCGTGGACTGGCTGAACCAGCGCTTCCGTCCTACCATGGCGATCCAAGGACTCCCGGAGCAACCGTTGGGAGTCTTTGTGGTTTCGGAGGCGCCCGAGTCTTGGGACTCCGGGCGGAGTTGGGCCGTGAAGCTGCTCGACAAGTCCTCCATCCTAGACCAGGACATCATCACCACGACCTACACCGTTGCGGCCGGAAGCGTCATAACGGATGCGATCATAACCATCATTGACGGAGTAGGGCTCACCCGTAACATCGTTGCCTCCTCCAAGACTCTGGTGGGGTCCATGGTCTGGCTTCCGGGGACGAGCAAGCTGAGGATCATCAACGACCTCTTGGGAGTCCTCAACTACTTCAGCTTGTACATGGCCTACGATGGGACGCTCATCGGCGAGCCGTACGTCCTCCCGCAGTCGCGCCCGATCGCGTACGAGTTCCTGGATGGAGTGAATGCGATCTACCAGGCTAGCTTCAATCGGGACTACGACATCTGGAAGATCCCCAACCGCGTGGTGATCACCGGGCAAGGGGATGGGACCACGGCCGCGCTGACGTCTAGCATCGACAACACGAGCACTAGCTCCCCATACTCCATTGCGAACCGTGGCCGCGTGATCGGGTACACGGAGGAGGGGGTGGAGGCAGCGGACCAAGCCACGTTGGATGCCTACGCGCGGCGGAGGCTGAACGAGCTCACCACCCCAACGTCAGGCGTTGAGATAGCTCACGCCCCGTTGCCCGGACTAGCAGTAAACAATGTGGTGCGCTTCCGCCGCGCCTTGGCGGGCATCGACGCCACTCATACCGTCTCGAAGACAACGATCACTCTCAAGGGCGACGCGCTAGCCGTTAGTACGTTGCGAGAGGTGGTGAACCTGTGAGCGCTCGTAATCTTCCATTGCTAACGCCGAAGCCGCAGATCGACCGGGACATCCCGCGCTGGGCAACGGTGACGCAGACCAATCCGCTACGGGTCCAGTTGGATGGCGAGTCCTCCGCGCTCCCGTTCGCGCCGGATACCCTGGAGCCAAACCTTGGCGTCGGAGACCGTGTGCGCGTTGAGTTTGCTACTAATGGAGATCCATCCACGCTCTCTCGTCGCTGCATCGTTACCGGCAAGTCGGGCGTGTTCCCACAGTTGGTCATGAACCTGGCGCAGGACCCGGGGGCGACCGCGTTCCACTCCACCCCTGGTCGGCTAGGCTGGCGGAACACACGCTGGTTCGGAACCGGTGGAGCCGGTACTCACTCCATCTCCTCCGTCACCGATCCCAAGGGTGGGACTAGCCTCTGCGCCCGCAAAACCTGGACCACCGCTCCATCCGGGAACGGCGACACCGGCTTTGAATGCTCCTATGGTTGGAGCGCCACCGATACGCAAGGATTCAGCGGCATCCGCGCTGGCTACTGGTACACGCTGAGCGCTTGGGTCCGGACCAACGCCTCTGGCGGTAAGCAATCGCAAGCGCGGATCCAATGGCACAACGCGGCCGGAACCGTTCTCTCGACCTCCAATGGTACCAACGTAGTCCTGACAGCCAACGTCTGGTCCCGGGTCGTCTTGATTGTTCAGGCGCCGGCAAGCGCCATATACGCCACAGTGATCATTGACGCCAGCAGCGGTACCACCTGGGCCGTCAACGACAACTTTGAGGGCACCTGGCTGATGCTCAACGGTGGCCGTACGTTGTACGAGTACATGGATGGCGGACAGCCCGGAGGGATCTGGTTGGGGACTCCTAACACAGTCTACTCCCAAGGCTACACGATGCCGGTCTAGTAGACTCTCCGCAAGTCGGGAAGGAGTGAGAGATATGGGAGAACCGACGCCCGAGGGTGCCTTGGATGGCGCCTATCAGGTGGGGGAGTGCCACGGCGGACCGTTGAACGGTCACGACGCCATGTCACGTTACCCCAAGGGCTTCCTGCTCGTGGACAAGGCCGCCAACAAGGTCTGGATCTACGAGTGGAACGGGACCGCTTTCGTGTGCCGTGAACCCGAAGGACGGGTCATGGACTACGACAAGCGGTTCGAAGCCGCAGAGAGCGCGGACTGGGATGTCCGCGCGTACGCTGGAGGTGGTGCTGCGTGACGACCATCGCCGGTCAGCTCATCAAGGACTTCGCCAACAAGTGGGACAACGCGCTCCCGTCGGCGGTGTTCTCGGGAATCGTTGGAGACGCACAGCACGCCGCCAGCGGCGGGTATCACATCTCCATCGAGGACCAGGTCAACCCGCAGAACTACTCGGTGGTTCGCGTCGACGACGCGGCGCCTCCGGGGGACTGGCCGCGCAACGAGGCCAGCGCGGTGGACATGTCCATGTCACTGCAGGACATGGTTCTGACCTACACGCGCGTCAAGGTGGTCTGGGAGAACGCCAACGATCCCCGGCGCAAGTACATCAACGCCGTCAACGTCTTCGACGGCATCGGTGACGCGGAGCGTCTGGACTTCGTGTCGGGCTCACGGACGTACGCCAGCCCGGACCACAAGTGGCACACTCACCTCGAGGTCCGTCGGCGCTACGTCCACGATCCGGCCGCGTTCGACGCCGCGTTCTCCATGGTGAACGGCGAGTCGCTCTCCGCGTACCTCAACCGTACCAACCAACTCCCGCCTCCGCCTCCGCCGATCGAAGGGCACGCCCCGGGTACGCGGGACCTCTGGAACAACGGTGGTCCCAACTACATGACCGGCGCTGACGTGGCGTACGTTCAGCGGTTCATCGGCCCGCGTCGCTGCGGGCTGGCGGATGGCGAGTTCGGACCCAACACGGAGTCCGGAGTTCGCTGGTACCAGGGGATGCGCGGTCTGCACGTGGACGGGATCGTCGGTCCCCAGACCTGGAGCAACATCCTGGGTCGGACGGTTCGCTACTGAACTAGATCGCAAGGATAACTGCACATCGGGGAGAGGACGATCGTGGAGGAGGTGCTACCGCCGTGGGCTGCCCTAACTACCTGGGTAGGTATCGTCGTCACGGTCGTCCTCTCCTTGTTCAAAGGCTGGCTGGTCCCAAAGAGCCAACTGGACCGGCTTGTCGGGCAATTGGAGGCTCGCCTTGATGACCGTGATGAGCTCATCGCTGAGTTACGACAGGCAAACGCTATCCAGGATGCGCGAAGCGATTTGCTACAGAGTACGCTGGCTCATGTTCTCACTGTGGTGGAGGATAACAACCGGCTCACAAGGGCCATCCTCACCGAAGCGGGGGCCCTGCATCCCCAAGCGTTGGCAGGACAGATTCCCTCCGGAGCGCCTGGACTTGGACCTCCGCCGCGCCAAGCTATCGCGGGCAATGGCGGAGCGAAAGTTAAGGGAAGCGCGGCAACTGGCCGAAGGCGCCGCAACCGTTAGCGCGAATCTAGTCCCCGACGAAGACTTTGCCGCTCAGATGCTACGAGCAATGAAGCGGAAGGAGTAACAATGGCCGTCATCATCGCATTGATTGCCTTGGGGATCTTGCTCGAGGTCCTCTTTTTTGCGGTGATGTGGCCGCCTTGGCGCAGCCAATTCCCTTCAATGAGTTGGATGCTGGTGATGCTTTCCGGTGTCCTATTTTTGTATGACTCAGCGATCCTCCTGGCTACATTGCAAATTCCCGTACCGCCCATCCCGGCGCTATTGTTGTTGTTGGGAAAGGATGTCCTGCTAGCCTGGCGGTTTAAGATAGCGCTCAAGGCTAGGCAAGCTTTCCATCCCCCACGAAGGAGAAGGTCAGCAATGAACCCACTGTTTGACATCATTCCCGCCAGAGCGCGCGCTTACGTGTACGCGGCTGTGGCGCTCCTGATGATCGCCTGGGGCGCGTGGCAGGCGGCTGACGGGGACTGGAAGGTCGCCGTTGGCGCGCTCGTCACCACGCTCACCGCCGCGCTCGCTCACGCGAACACCGCCGAGCACCCCTCTGAGAGCGGATCGGAGCAGCCTCCGCTGCCTCCGCCCGGAAGCTAGTAGCGCCAGATTTAGGCGCGAGGTAACGTTCAGTTCGGACGGGTCTGGACTGGTCGTACCGGTGGGGTTTGGGTTCCCTCTCCCCTGCCGGTCCCGCAGCCCTAGATGGCCCCCTCCGCCGGTGGTGCTCGCAACACGCCGGAGACCGGAGGGGGCCATCGCTCCATCCGGGGTAGACGGAGGCGCCTGCAGTGGAGTACCGTACGGGCTGGTGGGCGTTGCGAGCGCCCCGGAGGAGAGGGACCAGGATGGACCGCTATGCAGCCGCCCGCAAGACGCTCCGCGCGTTCGGGCTTGAGGTGGAGTCAGTGGCGCCGTTCCGGCAGCGGTTCGGGAACGAGTTCGCCGCGATCGTGGTGATGAACGGTGAGGCCAACAACGGAGACTTCCGGGCCCACGCTGCGCGCCAGTACGACCGGGCGCTGGAGGTCCTGACGGACCCGCGCTGCCCGCTGGTCGTCACCGGGGAGTTCACCGGACGGGACGACATCCGGATCTACGTCGCATTCGCAACGGAGGCGTGAGATGAGCTACGAGACCGCTGTGATCAGCACCCCGGACGGGTTGGTGGAGGTCCGCGCCTACGGAGGCAACCGGCGCCAGCGCGGCGCCAAGATCGGGGCGGAGGTCCGGAGGCAGGCAGCTGCGGGGCGGACCCTGGAGTGCTACCACCGGAGCTACGACGAGGCGTACGGCTTCATGCCGATGAGCCTGGCCAAGTACCGGGTACTAGCCAAACCGGACTCAGTGGAGTAGCGTACGTGTTGCGGGCGGAGCGAGCCGCCCCGAGAGGGAAGGACCCCCAATGACTACCACGTTTGACCTGGCCAAGATCATGAACCGGGTGCAGGGCCTGCTGGCCAAGGCGGACAGCACCGAGTTCCCGGAGGAGGCCACCGCGCTCCGCGCCAAGGCCGAGCAGTTCATGCGGGACTACCGGATTGCGGAGGAGGACCTGATCGCGTCCGACCAGGTGGAGATCGCGCCTGCGGCCCACGCGGTCTGGCTCGGCCCGTCCTACGACCCGACCGTCGGCCGCGCGGGCGGGCGTGCCGGACGGGAGGGGCAGTCGTTCTACGAGCAGTGGTACTCCCTGGCCTACGCGGCTGCGAAGCACGCTGGGTGCGAGGTCCACTACCGCTGGGGCCGGAACGGGGAGACCAACGAGCACGGGCTGTACGCGGTCCTGGTCGGCTACGAGGGCGACCTCCGGATGGCGGAGATCATCTACACCAACGCGCGCCTGGTCTTCGGCGAGCGGCTGGAGCCCAAGGCGGACCCGAGCCTCAGCGACCAGGCCAACGCCTACCGCCTCCGGAGCGCCGGCATCACCCGCGACCGCGCGGCCAAGCTGATCTGGGGCGAGACCTCCCACGCCCGCGCGGCGCAGGTTGGCAAGCTGTACAAGGCGGAGTGCGACGCGCGCGGCGAGCAGCCGGTCCTGGACGGACGGGGCATCAACGCGGCGCTGTACCGTGTGGAGTACGCCAAGGCTTTCGTGGACGAGCTCGACCGGCGCCTCCGCGCTGCCCGGGACGCTGCGGACTCCATCGGTGGCGCGGTCGTCCTCCACGGGCGCCCGGAGCGCGTCAAGGAGGCGCTGTACAACGAGTTCCCTGAGCTGCGCCCGAAGCCGAAGACCGACGTGGCGGAGCGCGAGACCGCACCGGCGCGCAAGGGGCGCCAGACCAAGCCCTACTGGGAGACCGCAGCCTACCGGCGCGAGCAGGAGCGGCGCCACTCTGACGTGGCCTACGCGGCGCGCGGCGCCGGCAAGAAAGCGGCTGGCGAGGTTGCCCTGGACCGCGCCTCGAACGCCCAACGGCTGGGCGAAGGAACCACCGGAACCACCACCCCGCGCGGAGCGCTGGAGGGATGAGGCTCACGGCCGGAAGGTGATACGCTCCCGACCGGTCGTTGGTGAAGTTGGGGCGGGCCAATAGGTCCGCCCCTTCTGCATCTTCCCATCCGTAGCGTTGGCAGGGTACGATAGTCAATGGAGGCGACGAGCGCCTCCGGACCCAGGGAGGGACCATGAACGAGGAGAGCGCCAGCGAGCGCTGGGGTAGGCGGAACATGATGGGGCTCATGGCGGGTACCGCGCTGAGCCTGCCGGTCTGGATCGTGATCATCGCGGTCTTGGTGGCGGTGCTCTGATGCCGCGTCCCGGACCCGTACCGCCTCCGCCCAACCCGAAGAACCCACCGCCCAACCAGCCTCCGGGCCAACCGATCAAGAGTCCTCCGCCTCACAAGACCGTTCCGCCTCCGGGCAAGAAGTAGGAAACGGACGCGCGGCGCCCCTCCGGGGGCGCCGTTTTGCGTTTGGCCCGCGTTGGCGTACGCTACCTCCAACGGGCGTAGCGAGCGCCCCAAGCGAGAGGGAACGCCATGGAGTTCAACCCAGGAGACCGGATCAAGGTCTTCACGTCGCCCGGCCTGTGGATGGCTGTGGAAGTCTACGCGGTCGGACCGGATTGGCTCACCGTAGGCAACGGCGATCCGATCTACCACGGCAATGAGATCCGGGATAGCTTCCGGGTGCACAAGAGCGACGCGCGTCCGGACCGACCGTTGGAGACCGGTGACGTTGTCGCCGTACTCTCCGCGAGCGGCGACGTCGCCTACTACGGGGAGGTGCAGAGCCTGCCGGACCCGGCGAGCGATGCGGCGCTCTTCGACCGGGGCAAGGTCGGGATCTTCAACCCAGAGACTGATGAAGTTCACTACGTTGCCGCTGCCGACGGCGAGGGGTTCCGGGAGGCTACGGAGGCAGAGAGCGACGCCTATATTGACCGCTGGGTTGACTCTGAGGAGTAAGCCAAACCTAACCTCTGCAAGTCGGGGCGCCTCCGGGCGCCCCTTTTGCGCATCCGGCTACTCCCCGTAGAACTGCACAGCGCGTGGGCTAGGATGGCCATAGACGCTCGACGCCCCCAGACGTACCCGGTTATGCAGAGGTCCTCGCGTTTGCCCATAGGCTGAAAAAGTCGTTGCTACATAAGCGAAGGATCTTGCATAAAGAATCTTGAGATCTGGCTTTGCAATCCCCATGCGGTGGCGTACGCTACGGGGAGTTGGCGGGAGCGAGCCCGCCTCGATGGAGAGGGACCACCATGAAGCGCAGTGAGATGAAGACTGGCCTGATCTACGCGGTCGTGCTTGGATCGCGGTACGAGGGGTCGGAGGCGCTGGCCGTACCGGCGATCGTCGAGGAGACCGGAGTGTCGGTCGAGAACCACAACCACCCCGGACGGCACGGCTGGCTGGAGCGTCGGCCTAGCTCGACCACCAACGACGGAGTCCGGATCCAGCTGCTGGACCGCGAGACCCTGGAGCCCATCCGGACGGATGAGGGCTTCAAGACGATGGTCATCAAGGGGCGGAACGTTGTCGAGCTCTGGGACAGCCACGTTGCAACGATGCGCCTCCGCAAGGAGAGGGAGGCTGCCACCGCGCAGCGCTCCGCTGACGTCCGGGAGGAGTTGGACCTGTGGACCCAGCGCTTGGGCCTCCAGTCCTACCAGGTTCCCTCCCTGGGCGGCTCGATCACGGGACGCGGTTGGGACTCGGAGTACACCCGCAACCGCGCGGCGTTGGTCCGGATGCTCGAGGCCGCGTACGCGCTTGGGCAGAGCGAACCCAAGGAGGCGTGACCTCCGGGGCGCACGGGGGCGCCCCACTTCCCATAACCAAAGACAGCGAGTACCGTAGCGCGTATGGCGGGAGCGAGCCCGCCCAACCGAGAGGGAGCATTGAAATGTACGGATCTGTTGTGAACCGGATCATGGAGTCTGGTCGCCCGCGCGAGATCACGCCGGGCATGGGCGGGACCGTGTGCCACTGGAGCGACCGTAGCTCCGTCACCGTGGTTGAGGTCCGGTACGCCAAGGACGGCAAGACCGTTACGGAGTTCACCACCGTAGGCGATCAGGTCAGCCGGAACCTCGAGACCTGGCCCGCCCAGCGCTACGAGATCACCCCCGGCTGGAAGGTCGGAGACCCGATCCCGGAGCGCGTGCAGACCTGGCGGATCGACAAGGATGGCCGCATCCGGGGAACGCGCATCAACGAGAACGGGCGCCGTGTGCTGGTGGGTCGCCGCGAGGGTCCGGGCCTGAGCCTGGGCGGGCGTGACTACTACCAGGACCCGTCATTCTGAGCCTTACTCCGGGGCGCCCCTACCCTGCCGCTGGGGGCGCCCCACCCGGAAAACTCCAAACGGTAACCTTAGCAAACCAAACCACGTTAGACTTTGTAGAGGCGCGACGAGCGCGCCGGACCCTGAGAGGGAACTGAGATGACCGCGACTGCAAGCAAGGCTGGCCTCCGGGCCACGGCAACCGCCAAGCGTACCAAGGCTGCCCAGCGGACTCCGCTGCCGGCCAAGAACCACTCCGAGAACATCAAGCTGGCCCGCGAGGCCGTGGAGGAGACCAAGCCAGCCAAGAAGGCAGCGAAGGTTCCCGCCAAGGCGGAGGCGCCGCAGGACAAGGCCGCGCGCTACGCGGGAGAGCTCGCCGCGCTGGGGTGGAAGCCCGAGGTCACCCGCACAGACGGCAAGGCCGAGCTCGTCGCTACGCGTGGCGGGACGGAGGCGCTGTACCTGAGCTGGTTCAACGGAGCCCACATCAGCGGAGAGTCCACCTACACCTACGCGGACCGCACCACCAAGGTCCGGAACCCTGCAGAGGCGATGCGGGTTGCCGCGCGCCAGCCGGAGGAGGCCAAGGCCAGCCAGGCCCGCGTGGCGGCCAACAAGGCGTTCGTCAAGCGCGCCACCGGTCCCAGCGTCCGCCACATCCCGTTCGACGTCGAGGAGGTCTCCAACGAGGACCTGATCGAGGCCATCCGGGGACACCAGATCAGCTGGCACAACCCCTGGCGCGTGGAGTCCGAGACCGCCACCGTCGGGAACATGGTCCGCGTGGACCGTCACGCCAAGGGCCACCGCATCGTCTCGTTCGTGGACCCGGAATTCGGGTATCGCGCGTTCCGTCTGGACCAGCTGGAGAACGTCGGCCGGAGGGTCAACATCGAGCGCATCAAGCAGGAGATCCTGGCCTCGCTCACGCGGGCCGAGAAGTCCAGCGGCCGCAAGGCGGCGTGAGCCGTGGCTCGCTGGGGAGGATGAGGGGCGCCACAGGGGCGCCCCTCCGCCACAGGGAGGAGAGAGCAATGGAGATGGAACGGGTCAGCCAGGAGTTCAGAGGCGCGCGTTGCAAGGCGCGTATGGAGGAGTGGGAGCGCGCCATGGAGGCGCAAGGCTTCCGCCGCGAGTCGTTCAGCGGCTGGAGCGGACCCGGAGCGTACAAGCACGGGAGCCTGACGATGGCCCGCCCCAAGCCGGTAGCGGCGGTGGGGCACTTCTGCCCTAACTGCGGCGCGCGGCAGCCCGTCAGCGTCTAGCCGTGGCCAACGTTGAGAAGGAGATGCAGAAGCGGCCAGCTAGGTGGCCACTAGACACGCTGGACGCGTGCATACGGGACTTCCTGTGGAGGCGTGCCCCCGGAGGCGGTATGGACGTTAAGGCCGATGACATCCCGGGGATGTGCCTAGCGGCGGAGACCTTCGCGGAGGCGGTGTGGATCGCCTGTGCGTCCAAGCGGCGCTCCGGCCGGATGCACACCCACCAGACCAAGGTCAGCATTGACGCGCGGAGGGAGTTCGGTTGGGCCATCATCGACCAGTACCCGGACCCGGGCTGCTACCCGGCCACCTTCGCCGAGTTCCACGACACACTGTGGGAGATCCGCCCACCAGGCATTGGAGCATTGACAACTTACGATGTGGCTACCCGCGTTGGCGCCTGGCTCCGGATCGAGCCGGTGCACATCTACCTACACACTGGCGCGCGGCTGGGCTGGGAGGCGCTGATGGGCGTCCACGCCCGCGCGTACGGGCTGACGTCCCGGGTGCCTCCGGAGCGCTGGCCGGTCCCTCTCCGTCAGCTGAGTGCAGACATGGCAGAGGACTTCCTGTGTACCTACCGCGATACGCTCAAGGGCATTGCCCGGAACCCATCCGGGGAGCCGATCTAGGATCTGGCGGCGCTCCGGGCGGGTAGTCCGGAGCACCCCCGGAATCGGCCGCCAAGTCTCCTCCGCGAGTGGGGCTTCCCATCCGGACGCCAATGGAGTAGCGTAGCCAGGGAACGGCCGAGCGAGCGGCCAGGCGAGAGAGGGAACCCCGATGATCAACTGCGGACACTGCAAGGGACTCCACCGGACCGTGGATGAGGTCCGGAAGTGCGCTCACAGCGAGACGCTAGTCCCCCGTGCGCTCCGGACCTTCACGGAGGAGGACGAGCGCGAGATGCAGCGTATGGAGGCGGAGGCCGACCGCCGCGAGTCCGAGCAGGACGCAGCAAACAAGGCCGCGAAGTGGGACTGGGAGGCGCGTAGCTTCCCGGCCCAGATGCAGACCGGCGACCGGGTGGACCTCCGCGCGCTGGTGCATGAGGTTGATGAACTTCTCTGCACCAAGCAGATCCCGGAGGCCGACCACCGCTGGAGCCGCGCGGTACGCGCCATGATCTCCGGCGACACCGGCCGCATCACCGAGTACGCGCTCCGTACCGCCATCGCTCGGCTGGAGCACTACCCGAACATCGCCGCTGGCCGCCCCTCCACCGGCTACCCGGAGCCTGCGCGCTCCATCGTCCGCGCCTCCGTTGAAGGCCTGTACCGCAAGGACGGCAAGCTGTACCAGGTGGTCCGCAACCAGAAGGGGACCCACCTGTACGCCAAGCTGGTGACGTTCCCTCCGGCCGACTCCCAGGCCAAGCGCCCCGCGCTGACCTACGCGCCCGGCATCATGGCCCGCCTCCTGGCGTCCGACCTGGTGCCGGCGGAGGAGGCCAACGACCTCACCAAGGGGACCGGCTGGTGCGTCTTCGGCCACTTCCTGACCAACCCGGTGAGCATCAAGCGCGGGATGGGCCCGAAGTGCTGGGAGCGCTACGGCGCTCCGGCCCAAGCCAAGGCGGCTGTGGCATGAC